GAGCCTATGCCAATAAAAAATTCACAGGTCTGCATATCATTAATAACTTCTTGTAGCGAACTCTTAGGGAATTGCTGAATACCTTTAGGGTGTGTATTACCCATATAGCCATCATCCTCAACAGAATATAACATTATCTCATAACCCAAACCTTTTAAATAATTAACAACTTCTTGCCATCCCTCTTCACGGTTCCAGTATTTTGATTGAGCAGTACCATGAATAGCAATACCCACTTTTTTAAGACTAGCTACAGATTCAGTTAATTTTAGTTTAGGTCTAATTTCGATATAATCTAAACCTAATATATCGGTAGCTGTTTTTTGTAAAGGTTGTGTTCTAAAATTATTCGGTGTTTTAAAATAATCAATATTATCATTATCATCATAAAACCATCCTAATTCATACATAGCGTATAAGTTTTCAACAATTTCACCAGGTTCTACAAATTCTATATTTGGGTATTGTTCTAAAAATAAATCATTTAAGAACGTTGATACGATTAACTCACAATTATGTTTTTTTCTAAACTCCTCAAGATATGGAACCCAAGCCAATGTGTCACCTAAAGATTTTGAATTAAAACTAATATAAACCCTTTTATTATGTAAATTAATTTTATTTTCAAAAATTTTATTACCATTACTATTAAAAACTACAACTCTCCAATCAGTATAGTATTTTTTATTAACCCTGGTCCATGTGTTATTTTTTAATGTTGTTCTATGTATTATTTCTTCACGATCATAAAATATAACATCATAATCATCATCAACATTGCCTGTTATCTCTAAAAATGGATTACCAACAAAGTGTAGGTTAATATTTATTTGTTTAGTAACTTCTTTATGAGATATTTCAGTAGATGCAATTTCTGAAACAATAGTATTTATAAATTCTTGTGAGTTCATGTTTTAGTATTTTTTTTCTATTTTATCTATTAGCGAAAATCCGTCTAATTGTTTGCTGTACATTTTTTTGGTCATTAACCTCGTTTTTCTATCATGATAAAAAATGTGATTAAACCAAATGTCAGCTGAATCCCATGGGTTGTTTTTAAATTTACTAACATACCAATTTTTGTGCTTATTTGGAATCATATAGCAATGCGCTAATGATTGGTGCCAGCATTCTTCAAATAAGTTATTATATGTTTTAATTTCAGATTGTAATGGTAAAGAGCCAAATGAAACAAAATATATATCATTTTTAACACACTCAAATATTGCTTTATGCACAACGTCAACAAATGTTTTCAAATCTTCAAATATATAAGCATCTTCTTCTAGTATTATTGTGTAATCATAATCATCGTTCATACTAAATATTGCTTGTTTATGAGCTAAATAGCATCCATAATGACCTTTATTTACATTTTTATTACTAGGTTCTCTGTAGTTATCTAAATCTAATTTCCCATTATATAGTTCATTTTCAATATAAGTTACATCTATATTATATCTAGATAATTCTTTGATGTTTGAAATAGAAATTTCAGCTCTTTTTTGCTTTGGTAATGTGGACATGTGAATAACTTGTATTTTAGGGATTTTGTAATACCAATGTAATTCTCCAGTAGTTTTTGTATTTGCTCCAACAAAAAATTCATCAACCGAAGATTTAACTCCTTGAAAAGCTTTGTAATCATCTCCAGATATAATTCCTCCAGGTTTTACTTTATAAAAATAGTCTTGAATATCTTGCTTAACACCTTCGTAACTATGGTCCCCATCAATCATTAAATAATCAATAGAGCCGTTACTAAATAGTTTAGATGCTTCGTGCGAGCTCTCTTTAATTATATTTATATTAGGACTATCTACGTTATGGTAAAAGTCTTGATAAATACTTCGATCACCTACTATCTCCTTATGTAATTCTTCAGTTTGCGTGCCTTTAAATGTATCAATACATATTAGGTTTAAATCTTTATTTGAGTTATTAATCTTGTCTAATAGATATTTTGTAGACTTTCCAAACCAGCTACCTATTTCAACAATAGTACTGTTATTTGTCGATTCATCAACGAACTTATCATATAACCATTCATAAGAAAACCACCCATCAATATCTTCATATGTTTTATCTTTTTTAAATAAAGCTTTATTTATTAAAAAACTATCATCATTAATTTTATTTGTTAAGAAGCTGATGTTTTTATGATCATTATGTTGGCCACAATAAGTTTTTAAATTAAACATTAAAATAGGTAAATCTTCATAACATAAAGCTTCTTTTATCACTAAAGGGTTTAGCTCAAGTGTGGAGGGGAACAGAAACAGATCGCAAGCTTGTATGTATTCATCTACATTTTCTTTTTCCCCATGTAATATACAATTTTTAGGAAGATTATCAATTAAAGGTTTCCAGTAGCTTGAAAAGTTAGATGCGGTATTGCCCACAAAATGAAATATTATATCTTCATTTTTTAAGTTTTTAGCTAATTCTATAGCATATTCTTGATTTTTACCTGGAGTAAACAATCCTACACATAAAATGTGTTTATAACCTTTTTTAAATCCTAATAATTCTTTAAAGAAGGTTGTTTTTTTCTCTTTCTTATCAATTGGGTATTGAAGTGTTGATATATCTATTTCAAATTTTTTGTATTGTTTTTCAGACCACTTTGACACTAGCATAAATTTATCAGGCAAAAAATTCTTCTTATTACTTAAGTCTTCTGATGTATGAGTTGTCTCCAGTACCTTCCAAGTTCTATTTTTGTTATATATAAATTTACATTCTTGTTCTGAAATGAATGTCTCGGCAATTTCCTCAACCCAAATAATGTCTGGTTTTATAGAATTTATTTTTTCACATAAATTTAATTTCTCCTCTTCTATTGAATAAAAATTATCACCTATCATTTTTTTTATTATATTTCTTTGGACTACATAATGTGGTGACAAGTAATTGTATTCAATGCAATATATGTCATATATATGTTTAAGTAATTCTATTTTTTTAAGAACATATTGAGGTTGACCTCCAGTTGATAAGTGTGGTGTTATTATTAATAATTTTTCCATAGATTAAATTTAAAACAATTTATTAATATATACCAATATATTAAATAATTTATTTTATATTATTTAAGCGTAAAATAGTTTACAAAATGAAAAAATCAAATAACAATAGAAAAAAGGCTCTAGTCTTAGGTGGAGGAGGAAGTAAGGGTGCGTATGCAGGGGGGGTCATTCAGTATTTAATCGAAGATCAAAAAAAAGATTATGATTTATACGTAGGAACTTCAACTGGAAGTCTGCTTGCTCCATTGACCTCAATACGTGAAATAAGTACTTTAAAAAAAGGGTATACAAGCATAACTTCTAGTGATATATTTTCAGTAAATCCATTTGATAAAAATGGAAATATTAAGATTATGAATGCTGTGAGAAGAACTGTAATGCTTAAAAAAACTCTCGGTGAAACTCATAACTTGAGGCTTTTAATAAAAAAACATTTTAAGGAGAAGCATTTCGATAGATTATATAAATCAGATAAGGAAGTGATTGCGGTTGTTGCTAACCTAACTGATAAAAAACCAGAGTTTAAGTCATCAAACGACAATACTTATGAAGATTTTGTAGATTGGCTCTGGGCATCATCTAATGCTCCTATATTTACAACGATCATAGATAAGGATGAGTGTCAATATGCAGATGGAGCTATATACCAGCATATACCAATTCAGGTTGCAATAGAAAATGGAGCAACGGATATAGATGTTATTGTGCTCGCACCAGAAGGGTTTGGTGTTGTTAAAAGGGGTATGGTTAATAATGTGCTTCAGTACTTTATAAGGTTGCTGGATATTATGCAGAGAAAAATTGCAAAGGATAACATTGATTTAAGTAGATTAAACTCGTTTGGACGTGAGATTTCGATAAACATTTACTACACTCCATACATGCTTACAGAAAACTCACTTGTATTTAATAAAGAGCAAATGATACAGTGGTGGGATGAGGGCTATATTAACGCTAAGTCTGGTAACGTAAAAAAATACAGAATTACCAGATCAAACGTGTTCAAAGAGATAGAATAATAATCTTTTATCTCTATTTATAGAAAAGTTAGGCTATGACAATATTAACTGGTGAAACCGTATATGAACAAATCTTATCTGTAAATGCAGATAACAGCCCAGTTACTGGCGCAACATTTGATATTGCAATATATAAAGACGGTGACCCATTTACTGGTGTTACAGTTAGTGTAGGCCTTGCAGACTCTACAAGAGGTGTATATACTGCAGAGTGGTCTGCATCTACACTTGGGGACTATCAGTTATATGCAAAAAACAATTCTACAAACGTCATTTTCGTGTCAGATACAGTTACTGTATCAAATCAAACAACATCTTCTGGCTCAGGAACAACAGTGTATGTTGGCCTGTAAACTTGAGAACTCATTTTTTACCCCTATTTATTTAAAAAACAGTAAGTATGGTAGATAGATCAATGATAGAGTTCGCCAAGTGCGCAAAAGACCCTCTTTATTACTTGAACAATTATGGATATGTGTTCAACGCAAGAAAGAAGGCGGTCCTTCCAATGAAGTGTTTTGACTATCAGGAAGACTGTATCAACAAATTTCATAAGTACAGAAACAATATAATACTTAAGTCCAGGCAGACTGGTCTTTCAGTTGTTACAGCTGGATACGTAGCATGGAGATTGTTGTTTAGATATGATGAGAAGATTTTGATTATTGCCAATGACGGTGCTGGTGCTATGAGGTTCCTTAAGACCGTTAAGCAATTTATTGAAAAGACTCCAGATTGGATGAAGCCAGACTCAGTTGGTACAAACAATACTAAGAAGATCGAATTCTCAAATGGTTCATGGGCTGAAGCTAAAGCCTCAAGTCCAGATGCAGGTCGTGGTGAATCTCTTACAATGCTTATTCTTGATGAGACTGCCTTTATTAAGGATGATGAAGATATTTGGATGGGTGCAGGTATGGCGCTTTCACAGACTGGCGGTAAGTGTATCATGATCTCTACACCTAACGGTACAGGTAACTTATACTACAAGACTTGGAAACAATCAATAAACACTAATCACGATAACCCAGAAGATTTTGTAGGGACTACTGTGCACTGGACTGAAAACCCTAATAGTATTATTGGCCTTGAGTATAGAATGGATTCAACTGGTAACGAATACCCTTGGAGCCCTTGGTACGAAGCTCAGTGTAAGAGATTGCACTGGGATAGTGTTAAGATCGCACAGGAGCTCGATCTATCATTCGAAGGTTCTAAGAGACTTGCTATTGATTCTCAATTAGTTTCTGCATATAAGAAAAAAGTTGATGCTGATTGTGACCCAGTTAAATATTTAAGGTTTAACTACATGGAGAAGGGTAATCTTGCTGAGTTTGCAGAGCTTACTGATAAAGAGACTAACCTTAGAATATTTAAGATGCCTGAGGAAGGTAAGCAGTATATAATCGGAGTCGATGTCGCCAGGGGTGATGGTATGGACTATTCTACTATTCAAATTCTTGATGTTGATACTCTTGAGCAGGTAGCTGAGTTTAGGGAGAAGGTATCTCCAGACCTCTTTCCTTTTGTAATATATTACATGGCTAAGATGTACAACATGGCGTATGTTGTGATCGAGGCAAACTCATTTGGTCTTGGTGTTTGTTTTGACATTAGAGATAAGTTTTCATATCCAAGAAATAGACTGTATTTCTCAAAGAATATCAAGGATATTCATGTTAGGCATTATGACTACAAGGTTAATGAGGGGACAGAGATTCCAGGATTCCAGACAACAAGAAAAAACAGGGTTCTTCTCGTTAAGGCGATAATAGAGCATATGAGAGAGAACTCTCTTACACTACACTCTCAGAGATTGATGTCAGAATTTGAGACCTTCATTATGAATGGAGATAAGCCTGAGCACGAGCCAGGATTTAATGATGACCTTATTTTTGCACTTGGACTTGCTCTATATATAAGAGATACAGAGTTTGAGAACGTCACATCGAGCACAGAAATGACAAAAAGTATGCTCAATGCTATGATGCTTAATACAAACTCATCTCATGGCAAAGTGATCAATGAGGACCCAAACAAGAAGAAAGAAGTACCCAAAGAGGGTAACAGCATATATCTATTTGATGGAAACGGAAACCCTACTACAGGAGAAACAGGTGGGCCAGATGATGATTTAAGCTGGCTAATGGGATAACTATTTAATTTATAGATTCCAATACATATATTTAGTAAAATGCGCATAAATGGCTGATAAGAATAAAAATGACTTAAGTATATTTAGTGGTGTTAACGATGCTATCAATAAGAATAAGCGTAGAACACCAAAGGTTGAAACTCCAGGAACGGTTCAACCTAACAACGGACTTATCCGTAGTGCGGGTAATATTGAAAATATACAGCAGCAATTCCTTGACTGGCAGGTAAACAAGATTGCTCACGACCTTTACACAAGAACAATATATTACGATACTGATAGGATTAATTCTTATCAGGATTTTAGAGCAATGGATATGTCTCCAGAGATTGCTGCAGCTCTAAACATAATTAGAGATGAGTGTATCACCAGAGGAGAGAAGGGTAGAATACTTGAAATATTCTCAGAGAATTCAAGAGTTAAGACAGTTCTTGAAGACCTATTTTACAATAGACTTGATATTGAGTTTTCGCTTAAGTTATGGATTAGAGACCTACTTAAGTATGGGGATTTCTTCCTTCACCTTCACATAGATAAGGATGAAGGTATTTATGATGTTATGACACTTCCATCTGAGGAAATACACAGAGAAGAAGGTTATGAAGGTAGAACAGATGATGTAAGATTCCGTTGGGAAACAACTGGTGACTATTTCGAGGATTGGCAGGTTGCGCATTTCAGGCTCCTTGAAGATACTAGAAAACTTCCATACGGTAGATCAATACTTGACCCAGCTAGAAAGCTTTGGAAGCAACTTCAGCTTGCAGAAGATTCTATGCTTGTTTATCGTATCACAAGAGCACCAGAAAGAAGAGTGTTTTATATTGATGTAGGTAACCTTGAGCATGCGGATGTTGGTCAGTTTATCCAGCAGTTCCAGATGCAGCTTAAGAAGCAGCCAATTGTTGATCAGAATACAGGTAACATCAATATGAAGTATAATCCTATGAACGTAACGGAGGATTACTTCATTCCAATGAGAGCAGATAGATCATCAAGAATTGAGACACTGCCAGGTGCTTCTAACCTTGGTGACATTCAAGATATTGAATACTTCCAGAATAAGCTATTTGCATCCCTTCAAGTTCCTAAGAATTACTTGAACTATGGAGAAGCTTTACCTGGAGGCTCAACCCTTTCTCAGCAAGACCTTAGATTTGCTAGAACAATCAACACGATTCAGCAAGCAGTTCTTGCAGAGCTTAAGAGGATTGCAAACATCCACCTATATTTTAATGGTTTTGAGGATGACATAGACAATTTTACGATTACACTTACAAACCCTTCAACTCAACAAGAGCTTCTTAAGCTTGAGACAATGAAGGCTCGTCTTGAGGTGTTTAAGGAAATGTTCTCAGCAGAGGCTACATCTCCAGTATCATATGTCTGGGCAATGGAAAACATTTTAGGATTTTCTAAGAGCGAGATCAAGCTCATACTTAAGCAGAAGAAAGTTGAGAAGAAAATATTTGCAGAAATTGACTCTGCTGTTGAAATGTATAAGAAGATCGGCTTATTTAAAGACCTTGATGAGAAATTTGAGATTGAAGGTGCTGAAGAGATGATGCAACAGCAAGGTGGCGAAGGCGGAGACGAAGGTGGAGACCTTGGTGGAGGCGGAGGCGGTGGCCTCGGTGGCGGCTTCGACATGGGTGGAGCAGATGATTTAGGTGGTGGAGAAGACCTTGGAGGTGAAGACCTTGGAGGAGGTGAAGGTGGAGGTGAAGAGCCAGCGCCAGTATCTGAGTCTAAATTTAGAAAAGCTCAAGTGATTTCTGATAAATATGTTGATAACATGCTCAACGATCTTCTTGGTGAAGATGAGAGAGTAATTACCAAAGAAGAAAAAATGGAGGACAACGCCCTTATTAAGAGAAGTCATACGATGAACAATGAGTCTAAAAAGCTTATGAGAAGCATTGAGAGCGGGCTTCAAAAGAGAGGTGTTAAAAATGTTATTCAGGAAGAAAAAGTAAACCCTTTAATCAATAGTACTGAAGACCTATCTAAAAATAGCGATGAGTTAATGGATAAGATTGGTGAAATGCTAAGAAAAAGAAACAAGGGTAATGCTTGATAGAAAATACTACGAAGGCTGGAACAAGAATGATCGCTACGAGCTTAAGGAGGAAGTTCTATTGCTTATGGAGGAGCTTGAAGGTTTCGACACTAGGCTAAGAAAATTCCTTGGGCCAAAGAAGGTTAAGGAAGCTGGTGTTGACGCCAGGAGGCATTGTAGACAAATGGAATCTATCATCAAGAATATCAAGAAAAAGATACAGCTTATAAAGCAGGACTACGACAGTAATTATGAAGATGATTAATCTTTAATTTGCTTTCAGAGATGTTTTGGGTTATATTTGCAGTTGAGTAGTTTTTAGAGACAACTTAACTGGAGAGAATGTATGTATATAGTATTTGATACCGAGACAACAGGTAGAGCAAAGAGTTTTAGCGCACCCGTACACGATTTTAACAATTGGCCAAGAATGGTCCAAATTGCTTGGAAAGTGTTTGATAACAATGGGGTGGAAATTGATTCTAAGAATCATATCATTAAACCACAAGGGTATATCATACCAGAAGAGGTGGTTAAAATTCATAGAATTTCAACACAACGTGCAAAAGAGGAGGGCATTCCTTTAAAACAGGCTCTTGAAGAGTTTGCTCAAGCAATAAAAGGGAGTAAGTATCTTATTGCTCATAATATTCCCTTTGATGAGAATGTAGTTGGTTGTGAGTATCTTAGAGAGGGTATGCACAACCATGTGCAGGATATAATGCATGTTGATACCATGAAGCTCACAACAGAGTTCGTGGCTATACCAAACAAGAGAAGGGGTGGGTTTAAGTACCCTTCTCTTACTGAGCTTCACACTAAGCTTTTCGGAAAAGGTTTTGAAGATGCCCATGATGCGATGGTCGATGTTGATGCTCTTGCTAATTGTTTCTTTAAACTTCAGGAGCTAGGAGTGCTTGGATATAAAGAAGCAGATCAGGAAGTGGCTTCGGAGTCTCTTGCAGAATTTGCAAAGCAAGCAAATGAGGAGGCTACTCCACAAACTCCAGTTTCTTTTCAGGTTGGTGAAGAGGTGCAGGAATCTAAAGATTCCACTCCACTGGTTCCGTTAGGCCTTCATACGTTTCACTCTATACTTGAGGGTGCTGGCTCTGTTGACGATTACGTTAAGATGGCGAAGGCATATGGTCATAGCGCAATAGCTGTCACAGATAATTCAACCCTATCTAGTATGCTTGAACTTTTTCAAAAATGTAGGGCTAATGATATTAAGCCAGTGTTTGGGATAGAAATTATTCTTAATGACAATATAGGAAAATTTGAAGATCGAAAGCTTGAGGGGGATAATTACAAGATGAAGATTTTCATAAAGAATGAGCAAGGATATAGAAGTCTTAACAAGCTCGTCTACATGTCAAATAATGAAGGCTACTTTAACAAGTCAGCAAGAATTACTACTAAATGGCTTCTTGAGAATAAGGAAGGGTTAATGGTTTCTACATCTGGCCTTGACAGTAAGCTTGCACATACTGTTTTGAGAGGTAAAGATAAAGAGGCTGAGAATTATCTTAACATGCTAAGAAGCGAGTTTGGAGAGGATTTAATTGTAGAAATTCAGCTCAGTAAATTCCCAATTCAAAAGCAGTACAATAACTTCTTGCTTAAAATGGTAAAGAAGTATAATCTAATTCCAGTATTAAGTAACAATACTTATTATCCAAGAGAAAAGGATTCAGTTATTCAGGACGTTGTGACATCTATTAAGCAGCATAGACCAATGCATATGTGCAGTCTTAAGGAGAATAGGGAGATGTACTATTTTAACAGCGAAGATTTTAGGAATATGAATACTAAGTATGGGTTTAATTACCCAGATAGTTTTATTGATCTATGTCTTAACAATACGCTGACAATTGCAGATAGATGTAATTTTGAATTAGAGCTTGGAGTTGAGAAATACCCTAAGTATGAACCGACTCAAGATATAATAGATTATTTCAAGTCAGATAAGACTGAGGATATAATTGTTAAGCTTGCGTTTGCAAAGCTCAAGCAAAAAATAAATAAGTACAAGGAAACTGGGTTAGTTGAGATTAATGATGAAAAGATCAAAGAGTATGTTGATCGTCTTAACTATGAGCTCAGTGTAATTGAGTCTAAGAAAATGCTTGACTACTTCCTGGTTAACTGGGAGATAATTAACTTCTACAGAAAGCAGGGTGATGATACAATACCTAACTATGATATTGGTCCTGCTCGTGGTTCAGCTGCAGGTTCTTTGTTGTCATGGTGTCTTGATATTACCAAGATTGACCCTATAAGATTTAATCTATACTTTGAGCGTTTCCTTAATCCAGAAAGAGATTCGCCACCTGATATTGATATTGACTTTATGCAGGGTACTGATCATGTTACAGATAGATTTTTATATGAGAAGTACGGAGAAGAGCGTGTAATGTCTGTTGGGACATTTGGTACATTTTCTGAAAAGAACTCTATTAAGGACGTTGTTCGTGCTTACAAAGGGAAGGAATATACAGGATTTAACTCTCCAGTGTTTAAGGTTACTGATGAGATGCCTGATTTCTTAAAATATAATGACACGCTTAGGCACTGGTTTGAAACATGGCCAGATAAGCCAGAATGTAGCGATGTTGTTAGAAATTGGATTAGAGACCCTAAGAACAAGGAGATCATAGAGACTGCGCTATCACTTCAAGGAAACATAAGAAGTATTGGTCAGCATGCGGCTGGTGTTGTAATTACTCCAGATGTATCTTGGAATTATATTCCCACTAATGTCATACCTACTAACGAGAATATTGTAACAGCCTTTCAAGAGGCAGATAAGTCTGGGAAGGATTTGAGTGCTCTTGGTATTCTTAAGCTTGATAGACTTAATATTGAAACCTTAAACGTAATCAAAGAGTCTATTGAAATAATTAAGAAGAACAAGGGAGTTGACGTAACTCATACAATAGATTATGTTGATCTTGAAGACCCTAATCTATTTTCAGAACTTAGACTTGGACTTAATCATGGTATATTTCAGTTTGAGAGTCATGGTATGAACAACCTTATAAGAGGCGTAAGAGTTGAAAAGTTTGAAGAACTCGTTGCATGTAATGCATTGTATAGACCAGGACCAATGGGTATTGGTGCACACGAAGAATTTATAAGCAACAAGTTCAATCCAGAAAAGATAGAACTTGTTCATCCTGCGCTAGAGCCAATATTAGCAGAAACAAACGGAGTACTTGTATTTCAGGAACAACTTATGTTTATTGCTGATAAGATCGGTGGAATGGGTCTTGGTAAGGGAGATATGCTTAGACGTTATATGGATAAGGCTAGTAAGATAATTGCTCGCCACTCAGCTGGAGAACAGCTTACAGAAAGTGAAAAGAATAACAAGAATTGGAAAGGGTTTCAGCAGTACTGGAACATGTTCCTTGAAGGAGCTGCTGCTCAAGGCTACGATAAGCAGGAGGTAGATAAAATAAAGGATTGGGTAATACAATATCTTGGATATTCGTTCAATAAGTCTCACTCTCTATCTTATTCATACCTTGCGATGCAGACGCTTTATTTAAAGCACTACTATCCTACTGAGTTTTATACAGCACTTCTTAACCACCCAAAGAAAAGTGGAGGTAAAGAGAAGACTCAACAATGGGTTGCGTCAGCAATTGCATCAGCAATGTCTAAGGGAATTGAGATTAAACCACCGTCAAGGAAATCTGGTTGGAGATGGACAATGACAGGTGAGAAAGAAATTTCTATGGGATTTTCTGGAATCAATGGTCTAGGCCCAATTGCATATGAGGAAATGATTAGACTTATTGACGAAATTAAAGTTAAAGAGGGGGAGCCTAAGAAAACGCTTGACACTGTTAATATGAGTGTTTTCATGAGACTTCCATTTAGTAAGTTTAATAAGACAGCGTTTGTAGCTTGTCTTAAGGCTGGTGTTTTTGATGATTGGGCTAATTCTAGAGATCAGCTATTAGCTATAAAGCAAAAGAAGAAAAAGAAGAAGGCTCCAAACCAGATGGTAATGTTTGACATGAACGATGAAGCTTTTAATATTCCAGTTGTTGACGATGAAGCAAAATATCCACCTACAAGCCCTGTTAGAAAAAGACTAGAGTTCATAGAGGTGTGTAATTTCGATCTTGATAGGATTAAGCAGATTACAGAGCTTAAGGCGGAGATCAACGCTAAATCAAAGCGTGAGAAGCCAGTAGAGATGATTATAAACTTCGATGAGGATGATTACTACATATTTGTTGTTGATTCTTATAAAATGCTTACAGGAAGGACTGGGAAGCAGTATTTGACTATGAGAGTAGGAGATGGAATAAGCACTACTACACTAAGAGCTTTTGAACCAATGTGTCATGACCTTTTTCCAAAATTAGAAAAAGACGGAGTTTTTGTTGCCGAGTTCACTAAGAACCAAAAAGGCTACATAAACTTTAAGCATGGTACAAGGGTTATAAGAATAGATCAGAAAAAACAAGATACAAGGGTTTAATGGGACTTGAGGTTATTGAAATATATTCAGATAATGAGAAGCATGCTCTTGTAAACTATAAAGAGATAATAGCATATTATCAGATGCCATTTTACAAGAGGTTAACTAAGAAGTGTCCACAAAAGGTTTTAATAAGAATAAACAAATGAAGTTAACGATTGAATTAGTTCCCAGTACCGCATGGTATAGTAATGTTAGGTCGAATGTGACCCAGGCAGAGTGGGATGTGATCAGAAGAGCCTGCTACAAGAAAGCTGGTTATAAATGTGAGATTTGCGGAGGCAAGGGTCCTAAGCATCCAGTAGAATGTCATGAGATATGGAATTATGATGATGAAAATTGTACTCAGACACTGGAAGGTATGATTGCATTATGCCCAGACTGTCATCAGGTTAAGCATATAGGTCTTGCTGGAATTAAGGGCAAACAAGCCGAGGCTATAGAACATTTAGCAAAAGTTAATGAAATAACTCTTGAAGAAGCAGCTCTATATGTGGAACACTGTTTTGAGGAGTGGTCAAAAAGAAGTGAAAAAGAATGGAAATTAGATATATCAATTTTAGAAAACAAGGAAGATGAAAAGGGAAACGATTAAGTTAGACGATTTTTTAAAGGAATTTACAGAGGCTTTTAATGTAGAGACAGGCGCATTAACACCTGAGAATAAATTTAGATACAAATGCCCAAAATGCTCAAGAACATACTCAGAAGAAACAAAATTTTGCCCAGAAGACGGTGCAGAAATAGAGAAAGAGGAATATGAGGTTAGGAATAGTGAGTTTAAAGATTTTGCTTTTAACACTATTTGTGGTCTTGAAGAATGGTCTATGGACGATCAGTATAAAGATTATTTCGATAAGTTTCCCTATGAATACGTAGACACTTTAGACAAGAAGGCTGATGATGCCAGTGGAAGATGGTATCTATACGTGTTTAAAAGGAAATCAGATGGCAAGTACTTCTACTATGGAATTTATGAAGGTCGTATAGAGGAGTACACTCTTGATGAGTGCCAAAAAAAAGAAGTTGTAGTTTGGGATTTTGAAAGTATGTTTGCGTAATGAATATATTTACAGATGGTGCATGCAAGGAAAACTCTAGGGAAAACGGAGTTGCCTTAGGTCAGGGTGGATGGGCATATGTTGCTCTAAAGCAAATACCTGGAAAAGATATGGAAGTTGTTTTATCTGGTAGTGGAAGTAAGGAAGGTTCTACAAACCAAGAAATGGAGATCACAGCTGTAGCTTGTGCTTTTGAGGAAGTAGAAAATTCTAAAATTATAATTGAGGAAGATGAAAAGATAACACTATATTCAGATAGTGCGTATGTTATAAACTGTCTTAAAGATAAGTGGTACAGTAAGTGGATTAATAATGGGTGGTTAAATAGCAAAAAGAAACCAGTTGAGAATCGTGATGCTTGGGAGAGGTTGTTAGTAGCCCTGAACAGGCTTGCTATAAGTTATGAGGTTGAGTTTTATCATGTGAAGAGAAACTCAACAAAATTTATTAAGAAAGTAGATGGAATGGCTAAGTCAGCTTCTAAGATAGGAACCAGCCAAGAACAGTAATAGCGGTTGTAAATACAAAGAATAGTATACCACCTATAGTAACTGTTTTAGTTCTAAAAAGCTTGAGCTTTTCTATTTCCTTTCTATCTTCTTCCTTCTCTTTTTTTAGAGATTCAATTTCTTTTTCAAAGTCATCAACGGACTCTACTACGCTTTTTAGGTCTTGAATTGTAGTTTTCATTCCCCTGAGATCGTCTGCATTAACAATGCTTTCCATATTTTCTTTCCATGCTTTTATGTCATTAAGAGCGTGCTTCATCCCAGCTATTCTTGTCATTTCAATGTTTGTTTGCTGCAACTCAGTTGCGAGACCATCAATTTTCCCTTCTAGCTTTTCTAAGTGATTCAATATAAGTGAGTAATCGTTACCAGCCATTGTTTTTAAATTTTACCTTCAAGCTCATCTTTAGGAGTGTTGCTTTTTTTGAGTTTATGTTTAGCTCCATCTAGCTTTTCAATAAGCTTCTCTAAATTTATACCTTCTCTCTCTAATTCTTTGATAACTCCTTTAGATTCGTCATCAAAATTGACTAAGATAGTATTCATTATTATTCTTTGGTTTAGTAGGTGAGTCGTTACTATTATATAGCTTCAATTTTTTCAAAAAATGCAGTTTTATACAAAAAATAGGCTTTTTAATTCATATTTATTATAAAGCACTGAATGGCAAAGAAGAAGAAAAGTTCCTACAGCAAAATGGTTAAAAGAGCTATGGCTAAGGCTAAATTTCAGGCAAACCCTGAAGCAGCTAAAGCTAATAGAAAGAAGAAGCTCCAGGCAAAGGCGAATAAGATGGCTAAGAAAATGACTGAGCCAGAGAGAGTCTTTGCTAAGATGATGAAGGAGCTTGGAGTGGAGATTCAATTACAAAAGGTTGTTGGAAAGAAAATTTTTGATTTTTATATACCTTCAAAAAATATGATAGTTGAGGTTGATGGTGATTATTGGCATGCAAATCCTCTAATATATGAGAACAAGGAGCTAAATAAGACTCAGCTTAGAAATCAGAAGAACGATAAGTATAAGGAGACTCTAGCTAAAGGGAATGGATATAAGTTCGAGAGAGTATGGGAATATGATCTAAAGAACAATTATAAAGAACAGAAAAAACGTTTTAAAAAAATACTTAAGGATGGACAAGATAAGAAAGATAATTAGAGAAGAGTTTCAGAAGGTAATGAAAGAAATCGGAGAGGAAGACCCAGTAAAGGTAGCTCAAGATATGATCAAGTCCAACGAAGAGCAGGTAAAGCAACTCAAGGATGAACTTAAGTTTAGAGAGGCAGATGCTAGAGTTAGTAACCTACCAAGAGATGAGAAGGACGCAAGGACTTCTAGAGCTAAAATGGTAAAAGATAGGCTTGAAATGGCAGAGAAAGAGCTTGAATTAGCTCAGCAGTCTCTTGTTAATGCTACGCAATACCAGACTATGCAACAGTCACAAGACTCTCAACAAAATTCAACAATTCAGTCACAAACCTAAGGAAAACAAAAAAATATTTTCTATTTAGTTTAACTTTTTTATTGCTTATTATTTATGAGAAACTAAAACTCATAAATTATGGCCAACGACCAAATCGTATTAGGTGACGGAGAAGAAAAAGACAATAACAAGTCTAACATGCCGAAGCCAGAACAACAAGGAGCAAGCATTCCAGAGGAAAACGAAGCTCCACAAAATCAGGCTCCACAAGGCCAGGCTCCATCTAAAGAAGAGCCTAAGGAAAATGTTTCTGACATTGCCAAGGAGCACAATATTCCAGAACACTTTATAGATACTGAGTTTAAGGTTCCTACGGAAGAAATTGAACTACCTTCAAGAGGTAAGTTCTATTCAAATGGAAAATCTTCAGTAACAATTAAATACCTTACAGCAGAAGAAGATGATATTCTATACTCACCAGACCTTATTAAATCTGGTAGAGTTCTTGATGTTCTTCTTGATAAGGCGGTTAAGGACCCAGACCTAAGACCAGAAGCAATGTTATCTGGAGATAGGAACTTCCTGTTAGTTCAGATTAGAAAGACTGGGCTTGGTAATGAATACGTTCCAGGTGAGATGACTTGTCCAGCATGCGGACAGGTTCATGAGCCAACAATTGATCTTGATCAGTTAAAGGCAAAGCCGCTTGAGATTATGCCAGATGATGATGGAGAGTATGAAGTAGAGCTACCAGTAATGAAGCTTACCATCAAATTCAGACTATTAAGTGGTCGTGATGAAAAGAGACTTTCTAAGCTTGCAGAAAACAATGCTAAGAAGTCAGGTGGAATGAGAATAAACAAGCTCGTAACAGAGAAGTATGTTCTTCAGATCATGGAAGTTAATGGAAACAGAGATAAGCTATATATTAAGAAGTTTATCGCAGCAATGCCAATGAAGGATTCAATGTTCTTTAGAGAATATGTAAGAAGGATTGAGCCAGGTCTTGATTTGTCTTATGAATTTGAGTGCCCTGCATGTGGTGAGCTGGACATTAGAGATATTCCAATTACACCTAAGCTATTCTATCCAGACGTAGATTAATATGAAAGAAGATCATCAAGAAAACAAGGACATTAGGTCTATTGGTGATTTAGAAGAAGTATTAAAACAAAGAGAAAATTCTTCTGAGCTGTTAGAATCCATTGACGAGCTTAAGACTAAGTTCAGTGAAAATACTGAAGAGGTCAAGAAGCTTGCAGAAATAGTTCAGCAGCAAAAGAAGGATAGTCATATTGAGAGGCCTTTTGAGATGTTGTTTATACCCTCAAGAGGCCTTTTTTATCCTACCAAGGAAAATTATCTACTTCTAAATCAAATGACGTACATTGAGGAAAACCTCCTTACAAGTGAGTTTCTGGTAGAATCTGGAAAGGCTATGGAGTTTCTTCTCAGGAATATACTTGTTGAGCAAAACGTGGAGCCAGAAGACTTGCTTACTGGAGATGTGGAAGCTATTGGGTTATTCTTAAGATCATTTGCATACGGTGATAAGATGGAGGTTGAGCTTGATTGCAAGAGTTGCGGATTTACAGAAGAAGTCCCTATCAGACTTTCATCATTTCAAATGAAAGATGTAATCGTTGTGCCTGAGAATGGCATGATTCCAATGCTTCTAGATGGAACTGAAATGGTTTTTATGTTTAAGCCACTTACTTATTTTGAAGAGCTCGGTATGAAAAGAGCTAAAGTCAGTCAGATGGATAAGATCATATACATGACTAAATCAATAAATGGCTGTGAAGATAAAAGAATAATCGAAAGCGTTATAAGAAGGCTTAATCTTGAGCAAATAAGAAGAGTGAAGAAGTTTCTTTCAAAAGTTATACCTGGTGTTGACGCAACGGTTAGGCATACATGTGCAAGTTGTGGACATGAGACTGAGTATGATTTTGGCGGTGCACATAGCTTCCTAGCATTCCCGTCTACATTTAGGCAGAACGTTCAAGAGGAATTGTTTTTGATCACATACTATGGCAAAGGGATAAGTATAGAAGATGCCAAGAAAATGCCTGTTACTGAAAGAAGATGGTTCATAAATAGAATCAATGAAGAGCTCACTAAGAAGAAGGAAGCTGAAGAGAAAGCTATGAGGCAGGCGAAGGCTAAAGGTAAAAAATAATTAGAAGGTAATTTATTCAAAAATTCACCTATTTATTAGAAAACCGCCCTTACTATGAGTAGTCACGATGATAAGCTAAAAAATCTTAAGGAAAGCACAGATGCTGTGTTTAGTGAGTTGTTTGGCTCTAAGGCTAGAGCTGCCAAGAAAGCTATGAAACAAAGGGCTCAGGAGCTTTCTGGACAAGGACAGGTAACAAAAAAGGGTAATGATTACGTAATAGGAAATAGTGTCGTTACCAAGTTGAACGGAGTTAGTGAGGAGGTTTTTATGGATTATGACTTTAAAAATAGTCCATTAAGATGGTTGCTTGATGCAAAGTTCAAAGGAGAATTAACTATAAAGCTTACAGGTCAGGTTGAAGTAACATCATTTAATGGTGTCTGGTTTGATGGTATATTTAAAGGAAAGTTCTTCGGAGGAGTGAGCAAATTTGCAGGAGGACAGTTTGGTGATACAGATGCTAAGCCAGCGTTTTTACCAAAACACGACCAATGGAAAGCAAGTCCATATTTCTTTTTCGATGGAATAATTGAAGAAACTGGAGGAGGTATTCTTGGAGTTGATAACTTAGCACCAGGAGAGATTGATTATTCATTTAATTTGCTTGCTATAAAGCCAGGTCAAACAATAACTATAAACCTAAATGATGGTACTAGCCATAGCGTAACTTGTATAAAGAGGCTTGGAGGAAACAATAGAATGTTTTCATATGATGTTGTTGATGGTAGAACTGGTAATAAACAAAGAGTTACTTATGATTGGTCTGATATAAGAGGAGCCGATAAAGTATCATTTCATAAAAACACGACTATAAACTTTCAATCACCTTCGTTAAAAGAGATAAAAGTTTTTAAGCTTGATGTTTCGTCTGGTATTAAATCAGCTAGTGTAGCTCTTGCTGGAACTACTGGGCCTGTGTCAGAGCCTGAAGGAGAAAATGTTGATTATGCAGCTACTCAGCAAGTTTATGATCTTGCAAAAATACCAGGGCTTAATGTTAAGCAGCAACAAAGGGGGCCAGGAGGTAAAATGCTTCCACTTCCACCAGAAGCTAAAGGAAAAGCTTATTTTTATATACCAGACGCTTCTTATATGAAAAAGTATAATGAAGTTGTATCTAACATTAAGAGCGGAATATTTCAAAAAGACATAAGCATTGTAAGAAGTGCTATAAAAAATGGGTTAATAAACGGATATGGAACCAACCCTTATCTAAAACCAATATTTGGAGAACAAGGCGACAACAAGGAGGCTCCAAAGGAAGTTAAAGAGTCTTTGAGTAGAATTAACGATTTTGTAAGGTTCTTTGTCGATAGGATGCATGTCCAAGGAGATAATAATCAAGAAGACGAGGCAAGGCAAAAGCTAGTAATGGATAAGCTTAGATCAGCGCTAGGAGTTCAAAAGCAGCCAGAATCTCCAGAACAACAGCCATCAGGAGGAAAGACTAAGGAAAAAATGGGTAAAATTAAGCTTAAGAACGAGATTAGAGGTCTTGTGGGTAAAATTATTGCAGATAATATGTAACATTTTTGATCTTTGTGCGTATAACAAGATAAAACCAATAAAAACAAAGATTATGGATAAGCAATTAATAGGAGTTTTCAGATTATTATTAGCAGCTATTCTTTTTGTGGTGTTAGATGTTCCTTCTGACCCATTTGAGTATAAGCTAATGATTTCAGAATTAATTCACGGTGGTTATAGTGCTGAACTTAGAAACACTGCAATCGTAAGTATTGTTATGGCTGTTTCATTAGGTATTTTGTCATTTTACATCCTTCAGTCAGTTATTTACATTTTCGTAGGTTCTGCACTTAATGGCAGAAACACAAGTATTTTTAACTTCTTTAGACATGTATTTAAGTCTTTTGGAGAGATGAGAAATGACCCTCACTTTTGGACAAGCGATTCAAATGGAGGTGGAACAAACAGTTTGCAAAATGTTCTTAGCTATAGAGATAATAAGATGGCTATGATGAACAATGCTCAGGCTGCGGAGGTTATGAAGAAAACAAGTCACGTTGATTCTTTTTTAGCAAATCCAGATCACCCTCAGAGTAAAAAAGTAATTAGTTACTTAAACAATAAGGTTGCTATGATGGATAATAAAACTGCTCTTGAGTATTTGCAGAATGATAAATAAGCATTTAATTTAGACTAATTATTTTTCATATTAGAGTCGGAGGCGTTTGTCTTCGACTTTTTTTTGTTTCATACTATTTATATGAAAAGTAATTCATGGCCAAGAAGAACAGTGGTGATATAAACAAAGAATCCTTAAAGGCAGTTGAGGATTTTATAAAGAAAACAGAGCAAGCTAAAAAAAATGTCAAATCTATTGATGATGCTTTTGGTAATGTGGCTACTCAGCTTTTCGGTATATCTGGAGCAGCATTCTTCAAGGAAATGGATAAGACTACGGAGGAGATAGTCAAACAAAAAGAGGAGCTTTCTAATTTATCTCAGAAAATAAATACAGCATACGAGCAGATTGGAGACACCATAAGTGGTAAGTTTTCTGATATAGAGAAGAGTCTTGATAGCATGAAGTCAACTACTGCATCTATCCCAGAAGACTTTAAAAAAATAGCTGAAGCAGTTGGTTTTGAAGAGGAGTTAAAGACAGCTAATGATGTGCTTAGGCTTCAGCAAGAAGTTGCTAAGCTTAGGGAGGAGGATTCTGATACGTTTGAAAAGCATAAGAAAAGTTTTGAGGACTTTATAGGGAAAAGCGATGAATTTATAGACGATCAAAAAAAGTACTTTGAAGATCACTCAGAGCATTATGAAAAGATACTTGCAAAGCATCCAGATTTTATGTCTGGGCTTAATGAGCAAGAGAGAATACAGGCTTTAATACAAATTCAGCAAAAGGGTCTGAATGGTCTTGTTGAAGACCAATCAAGTCTTCTTAAAGATATTGTATATCATAGTGATGGTTTTGTAGAAAGTGAAAAAAATGCAGTTAGATTTGCAGAAGAGTTGTCTGGGGAATTTGAGCAAGTTTCACAAGAAGCTCAAAAATCAACAAAACAAGTATTTAGTCTTACTGATGCGTTTCAAAAAGGGGCAAAAAATCTTTCTTCAGGAATTATTCCTAGAATGCTTGAATATGATCAAGCTATTTCAGATGCTGGAAAAAACTTTGGTTTTGTTGTAGATAAAGGTATTACAGCATCTTATGAAATGGCAAATCTTACATCTGAGGCAGCTAGGTTTAACATGAGCGTGGGGGATACTTTAGGACTAATGGGTTCTCTTGGAGAAGAGCTCGCAACCATTGATCAAGACTATCTTGCTGGAGCTGTAGAGCATTTTGTAGCCATAGAGAAAGCTACTGGTATATCTTCTGAAGAGATAAGTACAATCGCTGGTGAAATGATGCGTGCTGGACAATCTGCAGAGCAGGTCGAATCATACATGGAAGGGGCTAACAAGACTGCTAAGTTGTTTGGGGTTAATACCAAGAAGCTTTTACAAGGTGTTTCTAGAAATATTGACAAGATGCGTCAGATGGGATTCCAGGGCGGAGAAGAGTCATTAACTAGGATGGTAGCTACAGCCCAGAGACTTCGTATGAATGTTGATGAAATATTTGATGTTGCAAAGAGAGCTAGAACAATAGAGGGCGCTATGGATATGGCAACACAACTTCAACTTGCTGGTGGTTCATTTGCTAATATTAATCCTATGGACTTATTATCTGCTGCACGTAAGGGTCCAGAAGAACTTCAGAAGATATTAACCAATATGGGTGATGATATAGGAGCATTTAACGAAGATGGTGAGTTTAAGTTTGACCCAGTAGATGTTGACCGTCTTCAGATTGTTGCAGACGCAACTGGACAATCTCTCGATAGTATACAGAAAATGATTCAGAAGAATGCAGAGGACGCTAAGAAAGCTGACTTACTTGGCTTAAGTGATGCGATACCAGATGAGGCCAGAAACTTCCTTAACGACATGACCGAAATGGATGGCGGAAAGATAGAGATGACAGATGAGCTTAAAGATTTAGCTACAGGAGCTGGTATTGATATTTCTAATGTAGATGATCTTGAGGATTTGAGTCAGACTGAGATAAACGCTCTTATGGAAGAAAAGAAGTTAAAAGAAAAAACTCTAGCTGAGCAAGCAGAAGCAAATCAGTCGTTTCAAGATAGCATATCAGCATTTAAAGATGCAATTCTTAATTTATTTGTTGTTTTTGAGCCATTTATAAAAATGCTCACCAGCTTTATACAGACACTAAATTCAATGCCAGGTCCTATAAAAATGCTTGTAGGAGGTCTGATCGCCTTTGCAGCTGTTGCTCCTAAGCTTGGAATGGCCCTTCAAGGATTTAAGGCTGTAGCTGGTGGATTGAAAAACATGTTTGCAAAAGGCAAGAAGCTACTTGGATTTGGTGGCGGAGGTGGCGGAGGCCAGGATAAGCTTGCTGGACAAATTAATAAAACTGCAGACAAAGGTGGGGAGACTGCTAAGGCTAAAGGCTCTGGAGGTGGTCTTAAATCACTTGCAGAAGGCTTGAAGGCAATGGGTGATAAGAAAGTGTTTCAGGGTATTGGTGCAGTTGCGCTTGCTGGTCCAGCATTAGTTCTATTACTTCCTGGTATGCCTACATTACTACTTCTTGCAGGTATAGGAGCTTTATCTAAGCTTGTTACAGCAGGGTTTAGCGCAATTGCTAGAGGGTTTGGAATCATGGGCTCTAATCTTAAGAACGTGCTTAAAGGAGCCTTGGCAGTTGCTATTGCTGGAGCAGCGTTAATTCCATTTGCATTTGCTCTTACCATGTTCACTGACGTTGACTGGGGTAGTGTTCTCATGGGTATAGGTGTTCTTACTGCGGTTATAATTGCACTTACAGTTATTGGAGCATTGCTTATGGGTCCTCAGCTTATAGCTCTTGTTATTGGTGTTGCTGCACTTATTGGTGTTGGTGTAGGGCTTATGATATTTGGAGAATCCATGATGGTGTTTGCAAAAGCATCTCAAATGATGCAGGGACTAGACTTCACTTGGCTAAGTGATCTCGGTTCTGCGCTTCTTACTGCAACGCCTGGTCTTATTTTAGCTGGACTTGGCTTGTTGTTAGCTGCACCTGGATTAGCTCTTGGTGGTCTTGCCTTAATACCTATCGTATCTCTTGCAGAAAGAGTTAGTAACGTAGATTGGAGTACATTTGCTCAAATGGGTGACGCACTTCTTGCTGTTGTTCCTGGGTTAATGGCATTTTCAGCTGGTGCGTTAATTGGAGGGCTTATGAGCGGACTTGGAAGTCTTCTTGGTGGTGGAGGGCCACTTGATACACTTCAGATGCTTGCTGGTATAGCTATGGTAGCTGCTGACCCTCTTATGAAGATGTCTGATGCTATTGGCGGTCTTGCTGATGGTATTGAAAAACTGTCTACTGCTGCACAAAATCTTGATGTAAGTAAATTAGAGATGTTAAGAAGTCTTGCTTGGTCTATGGCTATTGGTTCATTTGGCGGAGGAATGGTGACCTCAATTGACAAGATTGCTGAAGCACTAGCTAAGCTTGCAAACATCGGAAAAGGTGGTAGCTCTAAAGGTGGTGGTAAAAAGAAAATTGAAATTAATCTCAAGCTCAATGGTAGAGACTTGCAGAGTCTCATCGTTGATGATACAGAGATTGTGTCATAATTCCTTTAATTTAGCCTCCAAAATTTTTTATCTTCTTATTTATAAGAAACGTTAATCATGGAAGACGGTTTCCCATTATTTGACCCTAATGACGAGGCAGCAAGACAAGAGCAGAGGCTGAAGGAATTCTACGAAGAATTTTCTGCAGATGCTAGAAAGAGATTGCTTTCTAAAAATGTTGTTAGACCTGAGAGTGTATATGATGTTCTTTATCCGAGAACAAGGGAAACGCTAATGTCTAAAAATGTACCAATCAATAGTGATATTGAAGAGGATTCTAAGCTTATAAGAGATAATCTTATTTCTAAGCTTGTTTCAGAAGAAACTGATCTTGAAAAAATTTCTGTAGATTTTAGAAAAGCACTTCTGGCCAGACAAAAAATACAGCAAGATAGAGAAAATTTGCTAAGAAGTTCTGAGACTATGAGGGATAACCTTATTTCAAAAAATGTTCCCAAGGATAGTAATTTAGGTCAGGACTCAGATCAAGCAAGAAGATCGAACATTTCAAAAAACAGAAAGAACCTTTCTTCGGAGAGTGATATAGAAAAGGATAGTCCTGCTTATAGAGACAGCTCTATATCTAAAAATGTTGACAAGAATCAGGATTTATTAAGAGATTCTGAAGAATATAGAAATCGTTTTAGAACTAAAGATATTCACAAGAATGTTCCTATTGATAGTGATTTAGAGAAAGATTCTAAAGCATACAGAAAGGCGAACTTAAGTAAAAATACCACAAAACCTCAGAGCATTGATGATACAGCTGATGCAAAGAGGTCAGATGCATTGTCTAAAAACTCCCCTGGAATCAAGGAGGACGATCTTCTTGAAGACTCTGAAGCTTATAGGATAGATGATACAGCTAAAAATGTATCTAAAGATCAAGATTTATTAAGAGACTCTGAAAATATTAGAAACCAATTTAGAAAAAACGATATTTCTAAGAATGTCGAAAAAGATAGTGATCTTGAAAAGGATAGTATTGCATTTAGAAGAGCAAACTTATCAAACAAAACAGTTGGTAGAGATTCTAATATTGAGTCTGATTCTGAGTCAATAAGGCAGGGTCAGCTTTCTAATAACGCACCGTCTGGTCAACCTGACTTAGAAGAGACTGGGGAGCAGGCAAGAATTGATGATCTTTCTAAAAATACTCCTAAAAATTCTGACCTTGAAAGTGATTCTGAAATTTATAGAGAAGGCGATCTATCAAAGAACGATTCAAGAAGCACTAATCTTGAGACTGATTCTGTTGAATATAGAAACGATGATCTTTCTAAGAATAAACCAAAGACTACTGATCTTGAGTCAGAGTCTGTTGACTATAGGAATGATGACCTTTCTAAAAACAAGCCAAGCAATAGTAATTTAGAAGAAGATTCAGAGCAGTTTAGGTCAGATGACTTATCTCTAAACGTAGAGAGTGAAAGTGATCTTGAAAGAGATTCAGAGCAGTTTAGAGAAGATGATATTTCTAAAAACAATCCAATTGAAACTGATTTAGAAACTGACTCATCTCCTTATAGAAATGATGATTTATCATTTAACAATCCAGTTGAAACTGATTTAGAAGTTGACTCAGTTACATATAGGGCTGATGATTTATCTTTAAACACTCCTAACATAACTGATCTTGAGACAGACTCAGTTGTATACAGAGAAGATGACTTGTCGCTCAACACTCCAAATACAACAGACTTAGAGGTTGACTCGGTTCCGTATAGAATAGATGACCTTTCATTTAATAGCCCCAACACGAGTGATTTAGAAACAGATTCAATTCCTTTCAGGAATGATGACTTGTCATTTAACGTAGATATTGATAGTGATCTTATAGTTGATTCTACTCCTTACTTGTTTAATAACCTATCTGCTAATGTTGCTATTGAGACTGATTTAGAAGAAGATTCAGAACAGTATAGGGAGGATGATTTATCTGCAAATGTACCAAGCAACTCAAATCTTGTAGTAGATTCAGAACAATACAGAGAAGATGATTTGTCTGCTAACGTTCCTATAGAAACAGACCTTCAATCCGATTCTTCTGGATATAGAGAAGATGATCTTGCTAGTAATGTATCTATTAATAGTAACCTTGCTGTCGATTCAGTTGGGCTAAGAGAAGATAATTTATCTCCAAACGTACCTAATGATAGCGATCTATTGTTAGATTCAGCTCAATTAAGAAATGATGCACTAGCAGCTAACAAAGGGTTTGGTCTTATTGGTGTAAACGTACAAGGAGCGGGTACAAGTTCGTTCCTTGGAGTTTCAAGAGTGTTTACTCAGGGTATATTGCTAAGACAACTTCTTTTATCTAAGAATGGTCCAAATAATTCAAATCTATTCAATGATTCTGAAGTATTCAGAACTAACAATATAAAAGAGAATAAGTGGCAATATGGTGAGGATGAGTATACTTCAACAAATGAAAACTGGAAGCTTGGTAGAATAGTTCAGGGTAGCTACAATACCAATCTTGTTGATTATAGCAGGCTAGACCCATACTCTACACCGACTTCAAAAGCTATATTTGCTACTGATGATTATATTGTTGGTAGAGCTAGAGAGCTTCAGCAACTTTATGGTGTTTCTCAAAGGACAGATTTCCCTACGAGAAGAAGAGATAGGGTTATAACAGACGCTTTGTATGAAGTTAATCCAGAGCTTGGTAAAGGTGGTCAGTTTGTTGACAACTTCTTTAAGAAAAATACTTATGTGCCATTTTGGGAAGGTTCTATAACTCAAACTATAAGAAATTATGGTCAGGAGAAAAATGCGTTTAACATAAATAGACTTCAGCCAGGAAACCCAGGTTCTCTTAATGATCTTGAAGGTATATCTATAGACGGATTTCAAGACCTTATTTCAAAGACCATAGGCTCATTTAGATCAAACAATCAGGTTGGAACTATAACTACTCCAGCTGGAATTATAACAAACAACCTTGGTGCTTATTACGCTGGTGGTGATTCTGATGGAGATATTCTAAGGCCTAATGTAGGCGAAGAAGGTTCTGCTGAATCTAAGATGGCTAAAACAGTTCTTGGAAACCCGTTTGAAGATGAAGATTTTCTAACTGGAAGAAGAGGTGTTAAGCACGTTATGAATACAATTAGGAATAATGATGACCCAACTTCTATAAGAGGTAACTTTGACCCACAGAATAATACAGCATACATAACTGGTAAGAATAGAGATGGTTCACCAAGAGTTTCAAGACAAAGGTTTACGATCAATAATCAATACGCACCTCAAGGGGCTGGTAAATTATTGTTTTTTATAAAGAATTATGCTAGTAACGAGCAGTTCTTCTTCCCTCCATACATTGAAAGTATTCAAAATACTGAGAATGCTAACTGGAACTCTACAAATTTCCTTGGAAGGCCAGAAGCAATATATACCTACAATAATGCAAGTAGGGATGCTACAATATCATTTTATGTATTAACTGACTATGCTCAGTCTGTTGATATTGGTAGAGACTACTCATCTGATGGGGCCGAAAGGATAACTTCTACTTTTACAAGACACTTTACTGATAAGGATAAAGCTCAAAATGATGCTAGAAAACTTAGGCAGCAAGAGTTAGAAAAACTTAAACAGCAACAAAGACAGGAGCTTCAACAAATAGATGAACAAATAAATGTAAACAAAGAGCAGATTGAGACTGCGCAAGAGGCTCAAAAAGAAGTAAACACAGTAGATGAGAATGAGGGTTGGTTAGGTATTGGCAAAGAGTCTAGCGGATTTGATAATTTTAAGGATTTAATTAATGGTCAAAAAGCTAGGGAAAGCAGAGTTAGGGAAGCTAATGAAGCTAGAACTGAGGAAGGGATACTTAAAACAAGACAATCTAACGCTGTTGCTAATATAAATAACACAGAGCAATCAATTGTTGGAGTTGATAATGAATTTAACTCTGTTACAGACTACACAGAAGCAAGTCAGGTGGCTTCTAACATTTATAATGTAAACGTAACCAAGAAAGAGTTCGAGAATGGGGAGTCTGTTTGTAAGCCAGAAGATACTATTGTAAGAATTGACACCATGAAGCAAAGCCTTATGTTTCAGCCTTCATATTTTTCTGGGGATAAGGTTGACTTTGTTAGAAAAATAGAGTTTCTTGCTAAACTTACCAGGCCTGCTGCAGCAGAGGGAGGGGTTTCTGGAACAACAGGTACAGGTTTTTCATTTACTAAGCCCCCAGTGTGTCATATTCACCTGGGAGATTGGTGGAATCATGACATCATCGTTAATAGTGTTAGTTTTGATTATGCAGATGCTCCTTGGACACTTGAAGGAGGAAGGGTTCAGCCTATGTGGGCTCTTGTTACGATAAGCTTCAACATGATTGGTCCATTTAGATCGTTTAACGCAGCTCCACCTCTTGCTACGGATGACGGTGGTATGTTTAGCCCTCTAAAGAAGTCTACTTAATTTTCTCCTTTGTTTTTGTTTTTTTATTGTTTATTATTTATAGATAAACAATATAGATATGCCTTACAATTTTTATAGCTTATTAAAGAATAATGACAATCTTAGAAATATGCCTCAAGTTGAAATAGACAGAAGGGTTACTGATAAAAGCGTCACTTACAATAAGCAAAAAAATAGACTTGACACTATCGCTGGAAAGATTTATGAAGATGAGACATTTTGGAGACTTATACTTTGGGCAAATCCAGAATACTTTTTAGAATTCGACATTCCAGACGATACAGTGATAAGAGTGCCATATCCACTTCAGGATGTTATCAACGAAGTTAGTTTAAAAATCAGCTCAAGAAGAGATAAAGCTTAATAAATGGCGCAAGAACCGATTCCACAGTTTAGAATGAAGGACCTCTTCATTGACGTAAAGCTTGAGGCTTGCGTCAACGGAACTACCTTTGACTTTTTAGGGAGAAAGATGTTTAGTACAGAATTCTTTCGTAATAGTACTGGTTTCGGTATTACGAGTATTGATATTGAGATCAACACATCACTTCAGCCACTTGTTACAGTAACTTTTAAAGACCTGTATGGTGCTACAGTGTTTGGTTCTCAGAAGAGAGAGGCTGATGAAGATGGTCAAAGCATTGATTATAGTATTTTATTTAACTGGCCACCTCCTAAGTTTTTATTTTCATTTAAAGGATATTTAGGAAAGCCAGCTACATGGGTTCTTAACCTAAAGAGAACGTCTACATCATTTAATTCAGCTGACGGTTCATATGACATTAAATGTGAATTTGTACCTAATCAGTGGGGTTTCTTCGCAGATATGCCGTTTTTGTATTTATTAGCAGCAAAGAGGCTTAGAAAAGATAATCTTAGTATAACAGATGATTTACCTGAAGATGAGAGAAGGCGAAGGCTTAGAAACGTAACTAGCGTGTTTGATCTCATTAAGATTGGTAAGCGTGTTGAAATACAAACGCAAGATACCTCTAAGGAATTTGATGAAATAAGGAAGCAGATGGGCTCTATAAAGTCCAATGTTGCAAGAGCTATGATTGTGACAGAAATACTTCCTAAGGGTGAGACAATAAAGGGTGAAGTTAATAACCAGGGTATAAAAGGGTTTTCTGATTTAAGAATTCCTAAAACATCAGAGCTAGAAGGTTTAGAAAGCGTTCAAAGAATAGAACAAAACTTAGGTAACCCAAGAACTTTATCTGCATTAAATGCTTTTATATTACTTTCTATAAGATATAGAGATGCGGGTGCAGAGGATGTTCAGGCTATAGAAGATTTAGGCGGAGTTGCTTTTGGTCAGACGGGATTTTCTAAATTTGGAGAAGGACTTTCTAGAAATTGGGGACAGTTTTTGAAAGATTTTAATGATGCTGGAGGTAGGAGAGTTCAAATAGATGAGGCTGTAGCTGGTGCTACTCAGTTAATAAATAGCAATCTTGAGGCAATAGAAGATGAAATCAGAAGAAGGGTTTTTAATACTTCTGAGAAAAAACTTGAAAAAATAACTATTGGAGAGATATTCTCACAACTTGCTAAAGATGGCGCCTATGTAATAGGAAGCGTTCTTGATGCGGGACTTGAAGGTTATTATAGAAATTTCGACACCAGAGTTGATCAGGCGGGTGAGGGTAATATAATTGGAGAGGCGTTTCCTCTTGTTATAAACGAAGATGGAGAAGAAGTTCCAGCAACTTCAAATAATTTAAAAGGAGTTCCTGATTTAGGGGTTGATGAGAATGAGATGAGATTTGTTCAGAATTTTATTTCAGCGGTTAGTGAAGGTATATCTAAGGACTTACTCGCTAATAACCCTCAGAACGGGCAAGATGATTCTATTCTTAAGCAGAGAGTAAATAATATGGAAATAGCTGAAGGCAATCCATATAAGTCATATTATACAAATATAGCAACCAATGTTTTGATACGTGGAGGAATAGCAGGCTACTTCACAAGAAGTGATGACCCTAATTTACCAGGAAGTTATAACGAAGGTTTTTTCGGAGGAGCAAGAGACGACATTCAATCTATTGAAGAGCTTGCTGAGCGTGATATGCAAAATTTAACAGATAGCATAATAAAGAATTTATCTGATGTTGATTTTTTGCTCCTTCAAAGGTTTGCTAGATTTTTTAACAGATACTTTACAAAAGATGCTGATGCAATTGCTAACTCTGATGGTAGTGAAGGTTTTCCTTTAGACGTAAATCCCAATGGTGGAATTATTAGCTTAATTACTGGAGCGCAATCTATACAAACTATTTCTCAAGCCCAGGCAGGTCCTTTTAATTGGAAGGTTGTAATGACCGAGCCAGCTAGTACTGATGAAGAGCAGGATAATATTAATAATTTAGCTGGGACAGGAAATAGTATTGAAAGCATAAACACATCAAGCGAAATTTCTTTTAATGGAAACACTATTCCTACTGATAAACAATCTCTTTCTGCAGCTGGTATAGAAACACTTAACTTTCAAACTATATGGAATGAACTTTATCAGCCAGAAATTCTTAGTAATTATCAGATTGAAAATGATCAACTTATATATGAAGATATAGAGGAGGAAGAGTCTAAGAGAGAAGATCAAGTGGGAGGAGAGGCTCCTACTGAAACATTTGATGATAATGGAGGGGAGAGTCAAGGTGTTAGAAATGCGCAAAATCCACTTTCTTTTATTGACCCTCAGAGTTTTACAGCAACTAGAATTATAAATAACGGACTTTTATACACATTCCCAGAAGGAACAACTAGGGCTGGAAGTAATTTCATGGTCATATTTGAAGGCGATTCTAATAAGAGGGCTACAGAAGCTAACTCGGCTCCTACAGATTCTCAATTTAGAAATGAAAATAAAGATGCAGAAGATGGAGGTAAAAACGAGCCTCTTGGTTACGTACCTATAAATTCAAAGTATGGAGATGAAGGTGATACTACAACTGAGTTAAGTAATGGTAGGAATATGTTATGGAGAGTTGCTACCGTTATGGATTATAGAGATGGTTCTACTTACGGTGATGGCAATCCAAGAACAATGTTTAGGCATAAGGGTGTAAAAAACCCTCCAGATACTATATATGGAATTGGAGAAAAGTCTCCATTAAGCGCTTTAGAGGCAATTGATGATATTATAGACACAGTTATATTTAATGGCGCCATTAAGGAGAGTCCATCAGATACTCCTGATTTAAGCTCAGTAAGCCAGGAATACGCTTTGTATACTGGTAATATAGGTTATACTATATGTACTGAACAACACGAAGGTCAGGATTCAGGTCTTGTTTGGGCTATGTTTCTGCCAACTAGGCAGAGTAGAAATCAAAGAGCTTACATAAGAAAGTGTGCTGAGCTTATTGAAGAGAAAATAGAAGGGATAATAGACGAAAGAAACCAGATAGTTGGAGAAGTTTTAGGTAAGGCTGGAGAGCAAGAGAATTTGATATACAAACAAATGCACACCCTTTACCACCAATGGCAAAGTCTTGCTTATTCTGATAAAACTGATGCTGCTGGATGTCTTATAGGAGATGTTCAAGAAAATAAAAGTGTTGATTCGGATGAGCCCGTATTTAATGTTGCTGAAGTTCTTGAGAAAAGGTTTGGTGATAATCACCTCGATTTATTGAATAATGAAGTTGTTTGCTTCAGTAAAGAGCAGCTTGCAGAGGGAACTAACTTAACTGCTGAAGAAATTCAATCATTAAAACCTGCTAATGCTGATGAAAGCTTGTATTGTTTAAGTATAAGTAATAAAGATCATGCATCAGGGGTTCCAGATGGAACATTTATTTATGACTATCCACTTCAGAGAATTGCGGGTACAGGTCAGCCAGTTAACGTAAGAGACTCTATTATAAATTTAGAACCTTTGTATAAGCCAAATGCTAATACAACTATTCTAAATATAATCCAACAAGTTTGTACAAAGAATAATTTCCTGTTTATACCTATACCAGGAAACCCAGGATACTTGAATGTTAAAGATATTTACTCTCCGAGTAGAGAGCCAGCCAATATACAGATAAGAAACTTCTTCCACGTATTATTTACACCAACTCCAGAGTCTAGATCAAAAACAAAGAATGCAGATGGAACACCTCTTTCTTTATCAGAAAACCACAGGACTTACAATGCAAACTCTTTTGTTATAAAGTTCGGTAGTCCAGACAACCAGATTGTGAGCAACCTTCAAGTTGGTACAGATGATAATAAGGTAACTGCCGAGAGTATTGTTAACCTTCAGAGGCTTGTTGACAATGAGAATCAGAACAAGAAAGTAACGACAGATTGTTCAATGCTTCCTGTCCTTGCTGGTAGATCATATACAGCTAGTGTTGATATGCTCGGTAATTCTCAAGCATATCCCATGCAATTCTTTTATCTTGAAAATTCTCCTTTATTTGGAGGTCTTTACCAAGTTATGAAGGTTAAGCATCAGATTGACCCAAATAACATGACAACATCTCTCGAAGGTATTAGGATGAGATTTGCTAGTGATTCTTATGGTGGTATTAGGCCAATAACACTTCAAACTTTTAGAGATTTAGGAGAAGTTGAGGCTCCAAATACATTGTATAATAATTTTGACGAGGCTCTTAGAGAAAGAAATGCTCAGTATGCAAGAAAAATACCTTCTCCTGGAAGTGCCACTGGTAGATTTACTTCAGGTCCTGGTGATTATCTTGGACAAACATTTGTTGATGGATTGAATGGGGGTCCAGTTTCTCAGCCAGTTGATCTGCTGCCTCAAAATGTTATTGATAATATTTCAGATGATTTCTTAGGGCAAAGAAGTATGTATTCAGCTGGTCAGGTTATTTCTCAGGAAACTGTATATATATTTGATAGATACCCTATTACTGCACAGGTGTTGTCTGCGTATAAGGCTATGCAAGATGCAGCTTTTGCTGATGGGGTTGATCTACACTTATCTTCTGGGTATAGAGACCCATTTGAAACACTTAAGAGAGCTAATGGAAGTCATATATCATCATCTCAGTATTCACTAAGAGTTGCAAATGTTATTGATAAAAGTAAAAAAGATGATGACAATTTCTTGAGAACAGCATCATCTACAGCTTTTGACCCATATACAGCTAGGCCAGGATACTCAAATCATAACTCTGGTCTTGCTATTGACCTTAATTGTGGTGGAGCGAAATTTAATAACTTCGATCAAGGAATATATGAGTGGCTACTACTAAATGCTTATAAGTATGGGTTTGTTAGAACAGTGTCAACAGAGGAATGGCACTGGGAATATAGGCCAGGAACACCTATGTTTGGGTTTAGCAATAAAATGAATAGAGATCACAATAAGTGGTATGATCTACCAGATAAGCTTGGAATTCCGATTGATAAGCCTACAGAGGAAAGCGTTGCTCAGGCTGGTGAGAAAAGTGTCGAGTCAAGAGGTAATTATGCTGTTTACATAGTAGATGGTTCTGGTCAGGAAGTAGGAAAAAACACAGTTACTTATGATGAGTCAAATGAGTTTGTAATAACAGTTCCTAATTCTAGCGTTTCATTAGAAGCTGGTATATTTATTTCTGGATTAGAAGGTAATGCAAATGCTCCACAAAGCGGGTATAGAGCAGATGTGGCAAATGGAGCTCCAGTATCTTTATCTGAAAGTAGAGTAATGGTATATGCAAACCGTAATTCTTCAGTAGGTGTTGCAACAACTGCTATGAACGGTCTTCTTAATAATATTGGAAAAACAGCTGTAGTTAGAAGTGTTATTTTATACTCTGATGGAGGTAAGATAGCATCATCTTCTTATAGTCCATCGTTAAGGTTTTTTGGATTATGTGACCCAGTTGCATCTAAAAATAATCAGTATCAGTGGGATAGTGCTAACTACGGAAGTAACACCGTTCTTGATACACGTAAGTCTAACTGGAGTTACAATGCATCTAACAAGACTCCTGAATCCTATGGCTCTATTGATGATCTTATAGCTAAGGTGTCTAGTGCAAATGGAGAGGTTGTAGAAAATAATAACACTGCTCACTCGGATTATCCTTCATATTTCCTACAAACCTATCAAGATAGAATTTAATTTCTCTTTTAAAAGTAAAATAACTATCTTTGTCCCGTATGTTCAAGATTTGCAGAATCATTATGGAGACAACAGAAAAAACCAATTCTCTTAAGGAGTATCTTGGGGGTTATCCTGTTGAGATAACTCAACACATTTCAGAAGAGAATTACTTCGATGTACCAACTCTAATGATAGGTTGGAATTCCGTAAAGCATAGATTTCCAAATCAAGACATAAATTCTAAAGAGGTTACTCATAATTTATTTTGGGCGTACAATGAGATTGAGTGCAAAGAACTTGATGAAAATGACTACTATAAGCAAATTGATGAGTTTGTAAACAAATACCTGTTCGATTGGCTACCTAGCGACTTTAAGCTATACGATTCAATACTTCATGGCGATTTGCATAAATTTTTAGTAGAAAATATAAATCACGATGAACTTACTTATGTGCACTTTAATAATGGTGCGTTGTACATGAGGAATGATGATAATAATTTTATCATAAATGTCAAGTCATTGAAGGTTACAGAGAAAGATTTTAAGTTTACTGTAGCAAGAGTTCTTAACAACCTTAATTGCATCATATATTCATACAATGGGATTGAAGATTATGCTGATCTTGATCTGCTATCTAACATAAGGGCTTTAGATATTATCAGATGGATAAAGTTTGGAATTGAAACTCCTATGAAGTATTTTCAGATTGTTCCAAATATTGATGTTAGTAAGTATGTGCCATTTCTTATGAGTAAAGTTCCTCTGGCCGACTTAAATGATGATGAAGAAAGATTCTTTAAGAGAATGTGCGTGAGAGATAAGATCACCAGGTGGATGTCAAGTAGATATGTATCATTTTCTTATAACTTAAAAAAGAATCTAAAGTTTATATACAGAGAGAATGCAAAGTTATCTAAAATCAATTACTCCAACAAAAGAACGCTAACTGGTAGGATTGTGAGTAAGGATAAATACAACCCTCAGAACTTACCTAAAGAGGGAGAGGAGCGTGCAATGATCATATCAAGATACAGAGGAGGTCAAATATATCAATTTGATTACACTTCTTTTGAGGCTAGAATAGCGCTTTATTTGTCGAGAGATCAAGAGTTCATTGAGAGGTATTACGATAAAGACCTTCATTCTGAGACAGCTAGAATAATATTTGACACCTATGACTTCACAGAAGAGCAGAGAGACGTTGCTAAGCTTGTTAATCACTCTATTTTATATGGAGCAAGCGATGCTACTATTTTGAAGAAATTAGAGACTGTATCCCATCCTAGTGAAGCGATGCTTAACGTTAAGAGGTTCCTTAGTCCTATATTCATCAGAAGAGACGAGATTCAGCAAGAGATTGATCAGAATGAGTATATCGTTAATAAGTGGGGCTCTATTATAAAGCCAGAGAAATCTTATGCTGGATTTAACAATTACATTCAATCAACAGCGTCTGAGATCATGATTGACAAAGTATATGAAATGAAGGAATTGTTGAATGGAAAGAAAAGTCAGCTAATGTTTCAAGTCCACGATTCAATCATATTTGATATACACCCAGAAGAGATATATATAGTGTCCGATATAGCCAGAATACTTTCTTATCATAGAGGGATGATATTTGGAGTAAACTATAAGTCTGGTTCTAATTATAGAGATTTATCCGAGGAAACAGTGCATTTCTAGCATTTTTTTAAAAAAACTTCATTTTTTTTCATTTTTCCCTTGATTTTTGGTAGCCCAATTCTTACTATTAATTATAATACTTTAAATAAAAATTAATAAAAAGAAATTATGGGAAATTTCAAGATGAAAATCGAAAAAAAAATTGGTAGGAGAACCTACGAATTTACTGTAGAGGGTGAGAACCTTTACGAAGCTGTTATGGAATCAAAAAAGCTTTCATTCTATGATGTTCACAAATGTGGATGCTGTGGAAGTGACGACCTTGTGCTTGATGCTCATGTCGCTCAAGGAAAGTTTAAGTACACCACTGTTAAGTGTAACAAGTGTAAGGCATCTGTTAATTTCGGTCAGCAACAAGAAGATGATAATGTATTTTATCTTAGGACAAGAGAAAAGGCTGATGGAACAGGAAAAGAAATAGACTGGAAACCAATGCCAAATAATCAAGGCGGAGCTCCAGCTCCACAGGCGCCAGTTCAGCAGCAACAACAAGTAGCTCAGCAACAGGTTCAAAATTACACTGGCCAAAATCCACAAAATCCAGGTCAGCAGGGGCAACCAAGACAATAATTAAAATTTAGATAAGCATGGCGAAAAAGAAGAACGACCTTCCTGAAGGATTCGAAGAGAAAGATGGCATCATCATTCACACAGAATCTGGGGAAGAGTATGATTGGGTAGACTCAGACCTAGTGTGTAAAAGCACTGGGGAAGTCTACGAAGCAGAAGACAAGTCTAAGGGCAAGTCTGATGAAAAACCTAAACTAAGTAAAAAGTTTCCTAAGCTTAGTGATTACAAGAAGAAGATCAAGCACAAGTCTGTGGAATATAAGACACAGGAGTGGATTGATATGAGTCCAGGATTTAAGGAAGTAACAAAGCTTCCAGGTATTCCAACGGGTCATGTTATCATGAACTATGGAAAATCAGATGTTGGTAAGACAACAATGCTTGTAGAAGCTGGAGCTCATGCTCAAAAGCAAGGAATTCTTCCTGTACTTATTATTACGGAAAACAAATTCAGCTGGGACAGAGCTTCAACAATGGGTCTTGATGAAGAAAATTGTATTGTATACAATGGAGTTGAGACTATTGAAGAGGGTTGTGAACACGTTATCAGACACTTGAGAGATCAGGAAAATGGTGACTTGCCATTCGATCTCATCTTCTTATGGGATAGTATCGGAGGTACTCCTTCTGAAGCTGAGTTTGAAGCAAATGAGTCTGGTGGAAACAGAGCAATGATGGAAACAGCTAAGGTGTTGAGGGCAAAGATTACAAGGTATATCGCTCCGAAAATCAACTCAACAAGAAAAGCAGAGTTTCCTTACACGTCAACTTTGTTGATTGTGAATCATGCATATACTGCTCCGCCACAACCACCTTCAAGAGTCGGTTCAATCCAGCCTTATGGTGGTGATGCAATTTGGCTTGCCTCTACACTTGTGTTTAGAATGGGAGGTATTATGTCAAGATCGTCTAAAGTTACTGCAACTAAAGACAAGGCAAAAGTATCATTTGCGATTAAGTCAGCCCTTGTAGTTGATAAGAACCACATCACAAATGTGGCAGCAAGAGGGAACATTCTTTGTACTGATCATGGATTTATCCTTGATGATAAGGCTACTATTGATGCCTATAAGAAAGATTACAAGAGTGGATGGGACCTAGAGTACGATGAGTACTGGGACCACGTATCTGACAAGTAATTATATTTACTTACAGTAGATAAAAATCAGGCAAACGTTGTGTTGTCTGATTTTTTTTGCTTTAGTTCTAATAAAGAGGTAACTTTGTGGATTAGAGACAACAAATAAAAACAAATATCATGCGAACCCTTTTGGTGGATGGTCAGTGGAATCTTAAGAGAAACTTTTATCATCCAAGTAGAAAAAATTTAATAGGTGCTGATGGAAACCTTTGTGGTGGTACATATGGCTTTTTAGATAGCATCAAGTCTATAGTAAATAGGACGATGCCAGATCGTGTAATAGTTATGTGGGATGGCTTCAATGCTGGTAAATTAAGATACCGTGAGTTCCCATTCTATAAAAAGAGTAGAGAAAAAGACTTTGAAAACGAGGTTAGGGTAATTGCTACAGAAGGAGTTGGAAATCCAGAGGATAAGGAAAAGTTTGAGATGTTTAGGCAGAAAATAGAAATCCAGAGATACTTAGAGGAGCTGTTTGTAAGGCAGGTAGAAGAGGATTATATAGAGGCAGACGATCTTATTGCCTACTATATTCTAAAAAAGCGTCCAGATGAAGAAGTTATAATCTTCAGCAGAGATAAAGACTTCCATCAATTAATTTCAGAAGGTGTTTCTGTGATCACTCCAGATAGTGTTGAAATGATTACAGTTCATAATTTTAAAGACAAAAAAGGCTACACTCATGAAAATGCGCTGTTATTTAAGTGCTTTGAGGGAGACCCTTCTGATGATATAACTGGAGTTAGTGGAATAGGCCTAAAGACGCTTTTGGAGTATTATCCAGACATGGCTAATGAAAGGTATACTTATGAAAGAATGGTTGATGAGGGTTATGCCCTCAATGAGTCTAGAGTCAGTTCGAAGCCGAAAAAGAAGCCATTAGCCAAGATTAACAAATTAGTTGATGATGATACGAAGAGGGTGTTGTATAGAAACGCAAAGCTAATGAACTTGAGAAAGCCTTATATTAATCAGCCTGCGATTGATGCTGTAAATGAAGTTAGAGATCGTGTGCTTGATACAGGTAGGAGCATAGAGACTGCAATGGAGATGTTTACAAAGGATGGTCTTGCTCAGGTAGCTGGGCTTAGTAATTTGAACTATTTCTTCGCTCCATTCTATAGCCTACAAGCTAAGGAAAAGGAATTTGAGAGCTCTAATCAGTAGATTTTTTCTGGTTTTTATTTCTTTAATTCAAAAAATAGGCATACATTTGCCGAAGAGACAGACAACTTATAAATTCAGATGGACAGTAACGCATTTAATTCATTCCTCTCAGAGGAGGCTGAAGACATTGCATTAGGAACCAATTATCAGAATAAGCTTATTCACGTTTTCTGCGAAGATAGAAGTGGATTTTCTGAGACGATAGTAGACATTCTTGATAGCAATTACTTCGAGGGTAATCAGAAGATTCTGGTTGACTATTGCCTTAAGTATTTTAATGATAGAGGAACTGTAATTAGATTTGATACACTAAAAGACAGAATCTCATTTGGAGAGAAAGGTCTTGTTAAGGAACAGTTGGTTGGTTTAGTAGATAAAATCGAGAAACTCAAGATCGAGGATGCTGAAGAAGTAAAAGAAAGCTCAAGAACATTTTTTAAAAGAAGAGCCTATCGTGATGTTATCATAAAGGCAGCTACTAAGTGGGAAAAGGGTCAGGACCTTGAAAGCATATCAAAAGATTTTGAAGAAGCTTTAAAGGCAGGTGAACCAAAAGACACTGGTCATGACTATATAAAAGATGTAAACAAGAGGCTTTCTAGAGACTTTAGAATACCAGTATCAGCAATGGAGGGTCTTGATGAAATGATTGGAGGTGGACTATCCCCTGGAGAGCTTGCTATTGTCATTGCGCCTCCAGGTGGAGGAAAGTCTATGAAGCTTGTTAAGTATGCGTCTAAAGCGCTTCTAGATGGCAAGAAAGCAGTATATTATACGCTTGAGTTATCAGAAGAAGTTGTTGGACAAAGGTTTGATGCATGTATTAATGAAATCGAGCTTAATCACGTTTGGGATTACCCAGAGTATATTACAGAGAAACTTGAGGAAATATCAGATAATGGGGGCAGCCTTGTTATTAAAGAGTTTCTTGAAGGTGGCGTGACTGTAAACACTATTAAGGCTCACCTTAAGACGCTTGAGATGGAAGGGTTCATTCCAGACGTAATCTTTATTGATTACCTTGGGCTTATGAGACCTCTTGGCTCATACGCTGAAAAGAGACATGCCTTAACAGATATTTCAGAGGGTCTTAGAAATATTGCCAACAATTACAGAATACCAGTTTGGAGTGCACACCAAACGAATAGAACTGCAATTGGAGAAGAGAAAATAAGCAGTAGTCATATTGGGGAGTCGCTTGGTATTATGGCAACTGCCGATCTTGTTATAGGTATTGGTAGGCCAGATGAAATGAAAGAACAGAAATTGGCAATGATGAGTATCATTAAGAACAGGAATGGTCAAGATGGTATATATCAAGTTCTTGAGTTTGATACCAGCAAGGTGCATATAGCTGTTTCTTACGATAACAACAGTCAAGTTAGAGGCGGTCCATCACAAGATGAGGAATCTCTTGAGGTTATTGCAGAATTTATGGGACAACAAAGAGGAGAAAATTCTGGCTAAAAAAGAAAAGTTTTGGGGATGTTGATAAATAGTTTTTCACATATTTTGAATAATAAAAATTATAGGTTATTTACTTAAAAAGTTTGACTCATGAGCAAAATTATTAATGATATTTTTAGAGAAAATCACTTCAGAGATATGAAGCCTGAGTCATTAGGAGCCGCACTTTTTTTATCACACAAACATTTCCCAAAACCAAGAGGTAAGACTTAGTGGGTTAGTATCTAATACGTACTTAATTTATAAGATTGGTCAGTGTAATAACTATGCTGAAATAGGGAATTGTCAGCTAAATTTTTGTCTAACAAGGATAAATTAAAATTAAAAAATGAAGGAAAAATTAACTTTAAAAACAAACATGAAGAAAGAAAGCGTTACATATTCGGAAGAGGAAGTCTTAGAGGCAGCAATCGAATATTTTGGAGGAGATACACTTGCAGGAGAAGTGTGGATGAAGAAATACGCTTTAAAGGATGCTGAGGGCAACATCTATGAGAAGACTCCAGATGATATGCACAGAAGAATTGCAGGTGAGTTTGCAAGAATTGAAAAGAAGTATCCTAATCCTCTTAGTGAGGAAGAAATTTACGATGTAATTAAGAATTTTAAGTACATCGTTCCACAAGGTAGCCCTATGGCAGGAATTGGAAACAATTTTCAGTATGTATCAATATCGAACTGTTTCGTTATCGGTAATGATGTAGATGCTGATTCATATGGAGGTATCTTGAAGCTAGATCAAGAGCTAGTGCAGCTAATGAAGAGAAGAGCTGGTGTTGGTGTCGATCTATCATTCGTAAGACCTAATAAGTCTGTAGTGAAGAACTCAGCTATGACATCTACAGGTGTCGTTCCATTTATGGAAAGATACTCGAACTCGACAAGAGAAGTTGCTCAGGGCGGAAGAAGAGGTGCGCTAATGGAGTCTATTTCTATTGACCACCCAGATTCAGAAAGCTTTATTGATGCTAAGACTCAGGCTGGAAAAGTAACTGGTGCAAATGTATCTGTTAAGATTTCAGATGGATTTATGAAAGCTGCTCTCATAGGAGATGAATACCAGCTTCATTACCCAGTAGGAGCTAAGGAGCCAACACACACAAAGAACGTTGATGCTCAAAGCATTTGGAAAAAGATTATTCACAATGCGTGGGCGTCTGCAGAGCCAGGAATCTTGTTCTGGGATACATTAATCAATGAGTCAATCCCAGATTGTTATGCTGATCTTGGATTTAGAACAGTATCTACTAACCCATGTGGCGAGATTCCACTTTGTCCAAATGACTCGTGTCGTCTAATGGCAATCAACCTCTATTCTTATGTAAAGAATCCTTTTACTAAAAAGGCAGAGTTTGATTATGAGCTTTTTGATAAGCATGCTAAGATAGCGCAAAGACTTATGGATGATCTTATTGATCTTGAGCTTGAGAAAGTAGAGGGGATAATCAACAAGATTAAAAATGACCCAGAGCCAGAAGAGATCAAGAGAACTGAACTTGGTCTTTGGCAAAAGATTAAAGACAAGTGTGAGAAAGGTAGAAGAACTGGTCTTGGTATTACAGCTGAAGGAGATATGCTTGCTGCTCTTGGAATTAGATACGGAAGTAAAAAAGGTAATGAATTTTCAGATCAGCTTCACATGAAACTTAAGCACTCAGCTTATGAATCATCTTGCGAGATGGCTCAAGAGAGAGGTTCGTTTCCTATTTGGGATGCCGATAGAGAGAAGAAAAACCCTTTCCTATTAAGAATTAAAGAAGAGAATCCTAAGCTTTATAAAAAGCTTGTTAAGCACGGTAGAAGAAATATTGCGCTTCTTACAATTGCACCAACAGGGTCTGTATCAATTATGACTCAGACAACTTCTGGTATTGAGCCAGCATTTATGGTTTATTATACAAGAAGAAGGAAAATTAATCCAGATGATAAGAATGCAAGAGTTGATTTCGTAGATGAAGTTGGCGATTCTTGGCAAGAGTATCCAGTATTCCACCACAAGTTTGAGGCATACCTCATTGCTAAGGGATACGATATGGAAGAGGTTAGAAGTATGAAGCCAGAACAAATTACTGAGATTATATCTAAGTCTCCTTATCATAAAGCTACAGCCAACGATGTTGACTGGGTTAAGAAAGTAGAGATGCAAGGTAAAGTTCAAAAGCATGTTGATCACTCTATCTCTGTAACTGTAAACCTTCCTAATGAAATTTCTGAGGAAATGGTTGCTAAAGTTTATGAGACAGGTTGGAAAGCAGGATGTAAAGGTATTACTGTGTATAGAGACGGCTCAAGAAGTGGGGTTCTTATTTCTGCAGATGACAAGAAGAAAGAGGAAAAGAAAAAGCTTTTTGAAGATAACCACGCTCCTAAGAGACCTAAGAAGCTTGATGCTGAGATCGTAAGATTTCAAAACAATTTTGAAAAGTGGATTGCGGTTGTAGGAACTCTTGACGGAAGACCATACGAAATGTTTACAGGTAAACTTGACGGCCTTCCAGCTATTCCAAATAGTGTTGAAAGCGGATTTATCGTTAAGGCAAGAAATGAGGATGGAACAAGTAGGTATGACTTCCAGTATGAAGATAAGGAAGGCTATAAAGTGACTATAGAAGGTCTTTCTCGTTCATTTGACCCAGAATACTGGAACTATGCTAAGATGATCTCAGGAGTGCTTAGACATGGTATGCCACTTCCATATGTTGTTGATCTCGTTGGTTCTCTAAATCTGGAGGATGATACACTAACAACTTGGAAAAATGGTGTAACCAGAGTTATCAAGAAGTTTATACCAGATGGTACAAAGGTTGATAACAAGTGTCCTAAGTGTGATCAAGAATCTCTTGTATTCCAAGAAGGGTGTTTGACATGCTCTAACTGTGGACACGCTAAGTGTGGATAAAATTATTCTAATTGATGAGCCAAGGAGGTCGTGGAAGAATCATAGTCATATGGTTTCAAACGACCTTGAAGCTCTTCATAAGTTCGCAGAGGAGATAGGACTGGGTAGACACATGTACTCTAACAAGAGAGGAAAGAATAGCCCACACTATGATGTCCCAGCACGACTTTTTCGAGCGGCAACAGAGAAAGGTGCAACGCTGGTTCCATCAAAGGAAATAGTCAATTTCCTAAAAGAACATTATGGATAATTATAAATTTAGAAAAAGGCTCCTAATTAGGGGTCTTTTTCTTTTTTGTGCTTGATTTATAGAAATTCCTTTCTTATATTTTTCAAAAGATATAATTATGAAAAAGCCAAAAAAGAGTAAAACTAAGAGAGTGGCCGACATCAAGAGAGCTACCAAGAGAAGCAAGAGGTTCAAAGCATCTAGAAAAAAGGTTGCTGAAAGAAGAAGGCAGCTTACTGATAAGAGAAGGAGAGAAAGAAGAGAATATGAAGAGATGATGGCTAAATTTCTTGAAGCAAGATTCAAGGGTGAGTTTTAATCTGGACATATAATAAATTTAAGGCGTTTGAGAGATCAAACGCCTTTTTTTTTGCACTATTTATAACAAAGTTGTATGCAATGGAAGACATCAAATCTATTAACTTAAGAGAGGAAATTGCTAAAGTGATGAAAGAAGCGCTTGGCGGACAAGGTGCGCCTGCGCCACAGCCTCCAGTAGTTAAGAAAAAGACAATGATGAAGCCTAAAGCAGTTAGGTTCAACAAAGGTCTTGAGAATGAGTATGTAATTACTTTTTCTGAGAGAGGGTTTCTTGTTGGTGATACCAGAATGAGTTTTGAGGAGATAGAAAATGCAATCTCAAAAGAATACACAATTACTACGAAGGATGGTACTGTTCTTGATTCTGTAAAGATGCAACAAATATTAAAGTATAAAGATTTGTTTTAATGGATATTAAATCAGAAGTAAGAAAAATTCTAAAAGAAGTGGTTAGTGAGGCTGTGCCTACTACGCATTTTAAGGATAGAATATATACTAGACTTACAAGCGATTCTTATACAACTCCAGAGTTTAACTACAATTCTGTTAAAGAAAGTATTGAGCTTGTTAAGAAAATAAACTTCCCAAAAGACACTTCATTTGCAGTAAAACTTAAGAAATTTCCAATTACTTTTAGGTCGGTTGACCCATATAGTCAAAAAGCTTCAGAAGGAGATGAGTTGTGGATGACAATAAGAGAAAATGATATAACTACTATATTCTTTAGAAATTCTTCACAACAATCTTCTATAAGTAACATAGATCATATGATCAATATTAACTCTCTAAAGAGGTATTATGATAAAGTCCAGAAAAATGAAGACGGTACAGTTGACTTAAATGTCAATAGATTACTTAACCCAAAAGGTTCTGGAAGCAGAAAGAGACCTCAATTAGACTTACCTTCTGTAGATTTAGGAGGGGCAAAGTGGTTTATTGACGAGGAAAACGAGCAGCTTATATATGCTAAGAACATTAAGAAAAAGGTTGATTTCGATGACTTAAAAGAAGATGTTTTAGAGAAAATAATCACTGCAATCGTATCATAATTCTCGTTCTGAGAATAATTTCAAAAAAAATAAATTTATAATTTTAGAAAAATAAGCCTTATAAGAGTGTTTATTTTTTGGAATAACAAGTGTTTTTGTGTACATTTGTCTATAATGTAAATTGTGGAATATGGATAACGATAATCAAAAAATTAACACGGGTAATAAAGGTGTGTTTCCAGGTACTAACGTACCACCTAAGGCGCAACCTCAAAACAAACCTCAACCTCAGCAGCATACGCAACAAACACAACAGATGCAGCAAAATAATGTAAATCAACCAGAAGATCAAACTGCCTCTGAAGGGCATCAAACTCAATCTCGACCAGCAGATTCTAATACATACATGAACCTAAGCTGTAAAAACGCTGAAGGAGAAGTTTCTGGAGTATTGGATATTGACTTAATCTCTTTTAGAGAAAGAGGTCAGGAAAGTAGATATTTATCTATTAATTCGTTTGGAGCTGATAGAGAAGGCAACCAGAGCGAAGCAAGGATTTACATCAACAATGAGGAAGACTTTAACAGACTTAAAGAGTTCATTTCAAACTTGAACTGGAACGATTAATCCCGAAATTTAAGAGACAAAGACATGAAGGGAGAAGAGACAACCTATAGAGATAGCATATCTTTAAAATGTTACTACAAGGACCTAAGAAGGCTAGGCCTTATTGATGGTGCCGAGCAAACTAAATTAGCCATAAAGGCTAAGGCGGGGGATGAGAAGGCTATGAATAAGCTTGTAGAGAGTAATTTAAGATTTGTTCTATCAATCGCAAAAGAGTATACATACACTGGTGTTCCTCTTGAAGATTTAATAAGCGAAGGAAACCTTGGTCTAATCAAAGCTGTAGAAAGATTTGATGAAACCAGAGGGTTTAAATTTATATCATACGCTGTATGGTGGATTAAGCAATCAATACTTCAATCAGCATATGAGACTGGAAATTCGGTGAGACTTCCAGTAAATAGAATTAACGCCATTAACAAGGTGATAAAAGCTACAGAGGCGTTAACTAAGGAACTTAATAGAGAGCCTTCTATTAAAGAAATAAGTGATTACTATAAGAATCCAGAAACTGGAGTTACGGAGTTAAGTGAGAAAGATATTACTAATGCTTACGATGATAGTGGTATTGATGTTTCTTTAAATTCAACAGTTTCAGATGGCTCTGCTACTGAGTTACATGAATCTCTAGAAGGAGAAGGGCTTGTAGAGATGGAGAGCGGAATGAATAAGAGCTCGCTTCAACATGAAATAGGAGATGTTCTGTCAGAGCTTACAGAAAGAGAGTCAAAAATATTAAGAATGTATTTCGGTCTTGGTGGAAATGAAGAGATGACTCTTGCTGAGATTGGGGAAAACATTGGGCTTACTAACGAAAGAGTTAGACAGATCAAAGAATTTGCACTTAAGAAACTTAGGACTTATGGGAATAGCTCAAAGCTCAAGGAATTCTTAAATTGTGAAATGAAGTAAGATGAACATATCTTTAGATTATTACACTTTAAAAAGTGATAAGAAAATGGGGGATGGCGTAATTATCCCCCAAGGCCAGAAGTTAATTCTTATAAAAGAAGAGGACGGGCTAATTCAGTTTGAGTCCAGAGAACACGGTTCCACAATTTTTCTCTGGTGCTCAAGTGAAGAGGTTGCTTTTTCAGAGACAGTAGTAGAAGATTGGAGTCAGGAAAAAATAAATAAAAGAAATCGTCATATTAATGGTGAGTTCTTATAATTTTTATTATCTTCGCAACAAGAGACAAAAATAAGAGATATGAACTTAGATTTAAAATTAAACATTAACAAACCTTTGGTGTTTATAAAGGTTGCGACAACTGGCATGGAGCCTCTTGAAAAGAAAGATAGCCCTAAACCAGCTGATAGAATTGTAGAAATTTCTATAGTTAGGGTTGAGGCGGATAGAACTGTAAAAACTGGGACAAGATTAGTGAATCCTGGAATAACAATTCCAGCAGAAGCTACTAAGGTGAATGGAATCACTAATGAGATGGTGGCTAACATGCCAACATTTGCAGAGATAGCTCAGAACTTGTATTCATTTATTGGAGATGCTGATCTTGCAGGGTTTAGTATTACGAACTTCGATCTTAAGTTCCTTACAGAGGAGTTTAACAGAGCAGGGATTCCTTTTACTACTGTTGGGAGAAAGATAGTTGATCTTAGCTCTACTTATAACCAAATGGAAAGAAGAGACTTCAGGTCAGCTGCAAGAAAGTTTGCAGGAGCAGAATTTACTGATGAGCCTGTTAGTTCTGAGACTGCTAATAAGGTAGCTATTAACATTCTAAATGGAATGGTAGGAGCTTATGCTGGAGATGAGAGATTTCAGAATCCCACAACAGCAATGTTCCATGACAATTTCAATAGAAATAAGAACGCTCTTGATGTGCATAAGAATATCGTTCTTAACGCAGAGGGAAGGCCAGTATTTAATTATGGTAAGTTCAGAGGACATCTTATTGCTGACATCATGATTGGTGACCCAGGATATTATGACTGGACACTAAATGTTTGGGATGGTCCAGCAGATACAAAACTTCTTATTAAGAGAATTGTAGACAAGGCTCAATCAACTCAGCAACAAAACGCATAATAACTTATGGCCAAGAAGAATAAAGCACCAGAAGAAATTCCTGGTCAGCTTGACATGCTTGAGGCTTTGGGTCAGAAAAAGGAGGTTAATTACACAGAAGAGCAAGAGGCTTTCATATATCATGATAGTCGTGAATCTGTAATACTTGCAGCAACAGCGGGTTCTGGTAAGACATTCTCATGCGTTCAAAGACTTAAGTCACTCGTAGATCAAGGAGTTGACCCTAACAAGATTATTTTCTTTAGCTTTACTAAAGCAGCAACAGAAGAGCTTCGTGAAAGAGTTTCTATTGCTGGTATAAAAGTTAGAGACAAGGTTAGCGGAAAAGATCAGGATGGAGTAACGATAACTACCGTTCACGCATTTGCTAATAGCTTGTTAGCTAGAATGGGAAAGTTCAAGAAGATAGCAATGTTTCACGAATTCCTTGCATGGTTCAAAAAGAAATACAAACCAAGTGTTCACGCAACTAAGGAGCGCAAGGAAGCGTTCTACGAGCTTATTGCTAACATGTATGAGGATTCGGACCAGATTTCATCAGCAATAGGCGCATTCAAGCTGCAGATGGCTGATAACGTCAAATGTCCGCTTCCTGAGTTTATGGGAGACTATAATAAGTTTTTAAAAGAGTCTAAGAAGAGGGATTTCTCGGATATGCTTATTGAAGTACGTGATTCTCTTAGAGAAAATAAGTGGCTCAAAATGTTTAGGGGTCACTATGACTATATTTTCATTGATGAGTACCAAGACACTTCAACAATACAGCTTCAAATTCTGTTAGCACTTAATGCCAAGCACTACTACATGATTGGTGATCGTAACCAGAGTATCTATGGATATAGTGGTGCCAATTGCAAGAAGCTTGAGACAATGCTTAATAAAAAGAGGGATGTTAAGGAAATGACTCTATCTGTAAACTTTAGGAGTGATGAGAATATAGTATCAAACTCAAACAAGTATAGCTCGCTTACTGCTGTTGCAAATAGCAAGGAAGATGGCTATGTGGATAAGAATGTTATGCTTAAGATGGACGATCTAGTCGAGCTTCTTAAGCAAAAAGGTCAGATAGCTGTTCTTGTAAGGACAAACTCTGTAATTAGAAAAATGGAGAAGGAGCTACTGAAGAGAAAAGTTCCTATGCAATACTTCAATTACATAAGTGATCAGGATATAAAGAACATAAAGAATGATAATATGAACCCTCATCTTAAAGGTAAGCTAAGTAGCCTTAAGCCATACTTTAAAAATGACATGGAGATCATTACTTTTATAGAAAGTCATAGAAAGTCTCAGAAGTTTATCACAACAATTCATAAGAGTAAGGGTCGTGAGTTCGATGAGTGTGTAGTTGTCAACTCAATTGCGCCAGATGTTCTTAAGGAGTGTGGCCTATACGATAAGCTTGGTAAGAAGAGGCTTGAGAGAGTTTCGTTCACATCTGGAGACGAGGAGTCAAGAAATATTCATTATGTTGCAGTTTCAAGGAGTAAGCATAAATTACACTACATGATCTATGAGTAGAAAAGAGATGATAAAGCCAGGGGAAATTGTTACTGGAGTTCAGGTAGTTAAATCAGATAACTGTGGAGATGATTCTGGACAGGAGGGTTATGATATAACAGTGATGATTGGAGGGAAAAAATATGTTGAATATATAGAATATTACATAGAAGAATTAGAGGACCGTCCGAAAGGTATTTATAAATACGATGGCGAAAAATTTATTCAGACAGAGAACTGGGAATTTTAAAAAACTAAATTAGATAAAGTTTGATCATTATGGGAAAATTCTATATAAGTAAAATATGGCTGGAGGATAGAGAAATTGAAGTCTTAGAAAATTATAATTTTAAAGAAGAGGTTTGGGAAACTGAAATACCAGAAGATAAAAGGTGGATATTATATGATTTAGAAACAAAAGGGTTTATACATTCGGTTATTTTTGAAAATAAAAAATACTATCAATATTCTGGT